CAAGTCGAAACTAGGCGAATTCAAACTAGGCAAGTCAAATTTACACTAAACGAATCTAGGCAAATCGAGTCTAGGCAAGTCAAATTAATGATAAGCAAGTCCAGGCAAATCTAGACAACGCAAGGCAAACCTGCACTCAGCCACGGATCATCACCATAATGATCTACAGCTGTGTGTGCAGTGGAAGGTACCGAAGCAACACTCCCATTAAAAAAAGAAAATAAAAAAAGAACAGATGTGAGGTCTGTTCTTTTATGTGATCAATTTAACACAACTAGTATTCTTACTATATTGGCTGGTAGATCATTTATACTCTGAATTTCGGATGGCCAGTAACCTGGTGCCCAATCCTCAATGCAGAGTATGAAGTTTGAATATGTATATCTTTGGTTGTAACAATCCCAAAGATACAAAGTACTACTTACCATAATTCCTCCCGGTTTATAGGTTTTAATACCGTTAGAAAAAGAAATAAAAAAAGGAAGAGACAGCTTTACCTGTTTCTCTTCCTTGCCACCATTTACTTACACCCTAATGTGCAGGCATGGAGGTAAATCCCATGCTTACACATTTTACGTGCAACTTTGCGTCGATGCCCTGGAGAGACATTGTACGCAAACTTATTGCAACTAGTACAAGTTGCAACTTTGCCTTGATGTCTCACCAATTTGCCAACGCAATTGTAGTGGTGACACTGCCCGTTTTTATGAGCAGTTACAGAACCTTTAGCCATGAGCACCTCCCAGTGAGTGGTTAAGATCCATTAGAAAGAGAAATAAAAAAAGTAGAGCTTTCCTTATTTCTAAGTACTAACTCTGTCTACTAGCTTTTCCAACGGCAAACACGCATGTAGTTGCCGCTAATACCAACGATAACAGACTTACCAGGTGTTAGCTGGCACCAATTCTTAAGGTTAAACCTTATGAATGTAGGTGAAGTAAGCTTATCTTTGAGCTCTGGGCTCTTAACAAGTTCTTCGTTCATTGCTTCTGCAGTTTTTATGACTACTTCTTTAATGTGTTTCCACTTTGCTTCTTGTTGCATGATATACTCCAATATATCGGGGTTGATGGCTTATGCTTGCGCAATCACCGTTGAAAAGAGAAATAAAAAAAGAACCCATACAATACTAAATTAATAGTAAAGTATGGGTCAGAGTGCTGTGAAAAAGGTTTACTTAGAAACGCCTGCTTCCTCACAGAACTCAACAGATGTAGTTGGCATTTTGCAAATGGTGACATCTATTGCTCTCGAAATGCTGATGGGCTCCATCAGCTGGCCTAGCTTTCCAAAGTGTTTAGGAGCGAGTGATGCTCCAACTGTTAGAAGACCGATAAGGCCGAAAATTGCTTTACGCATGATATACCTCTTTTTGATCAGGCGGTTAAGGTCAAGGAATATAGGCCTGTTCTATATCCGCTAAAAGAAATAAAATAAAAAAGTCTTAGTATTTCTACTAAGACTCTCTCTCTACTTTTTTTAATTATCGCTTTGGAAGCAATGCTATTCCAGCAATATTAGCGATAAAAAATCCTACCATTGACAACCAGAAGTTTTCTTCTGAGCTAAACACAATGCTTGTTATAAGACTATCAAGTCCTGTAACAAATACGACGAAAGTTAAAAGAATAGCTACGGCCAAAGCTGCAATTACAGCAAACGCAAGATTACGCATGATATACTCCAAATATATCGGGTGTGGATCCATTGAGCAAGGGAAGCAGGGGAGATCCGGGAACCTACTTCCGCTAAAAGAGTAAAATAAAAAAAGACCTCTACCTAGATAAACTAGATAGAGATCTTCAATTACTTAAACCAATTAGCTATTAGTATTTTACATACTCAAGCTTATTGATTTTGTTATCGTTATCGCGGGCTACCACAACGCTGATCCAATGTCCTTCAACTGTCATAGTTTTGAACTTGTAACCAACGCTAACATCGTTACCTACCTCTCTCGATACCTGCAAATCCCAATTAAAGCTCGCGGCTTCATTGTTCATTGAGGCACCAATGCTGAATTGGTACTGGATGTTATGTGGTTTCGCGTTGCTAACTGGTTTGGATTCTTTACCATCGTTAAACACAATGACCTTTCCTACCGGGCCATTGGGAACCAAGGCTGCGATAGTCGGGTCGACGACGAACACACCTTTAGGTCCCCAATCTCCATATACACCATTCTTGCGAATAGGCATAGGAGTTGGGAGGACTGACTTGATGGTAACGTCGTCAATCGTGTCAACGAGGGTAAGGCGAACCTTAACTTCATTAGCAAGTGAAACGATAACGGGCGAATTGAGTGCACTAAGCTCATTAAATTGTGCAAGGGAAATAACCAAATTCATTTCCCACCTTCCTTGTTGTAAGGTTTAAAGATGGCGCTAAATTGACCGTACAGCAAGCTGCTTAAGCCAGACCAAGTCGCGTTCCCAATACTCGATCCGTTAAAAGAAATAAAATAAAAAAAGCATAGTTATTGAACCCGAGTGGGCTAACAACTATACCGTTAGAAAATAATACATAATATATAATAGGTACATACCTAGTATATTTTTAAAACACTATTTTGCATTTTATTCAATTAACAGATTTAACACCCCTCCCCCTTCAATATAAAAACTTTAGTGCTTTAAATAAAAAGCTATTTTAAAATTTTTAATTTAAAAAATTATTTCTTCTATATAGGAAATTTTCGTAAAAAATGTTATAAATCTTATATTGCTTATATTTTCCAAAAAGGAGCGCGCACCTATGACCGAACAAGATATTTATAATTTTTCAAAAAGTATTAAATTTTTAGAAGATAAAGTAAGAAACTTGAAAAACAAACACATATACAGATATTCTAAACTAGTAGATACTTCTTCCAGAGGGTTTGAATGTTCTTATGCAAAGATGACAATTCGCATGCTGCCAGAAGAGCATGATGACTTTTTGCAAGCTATATCAGAAATTGAAACTATATCAAGTTTAATAAAAGAAAAATATGAAAACGAGTTTGTAAATGAAGAAAAAGAAAAATAACTCAATAATTAAAATTGAAGAATCTCACAATACTGAAACTGCTTTATCTCAAATTATGGAAGTAGACTCAGACTACGACTCTTATTTAGAAAGACTACCTGACAAGAAAAAACAAAGACTTATAAATTCAGTTAATGCTACTAAATTTGGTCTTCACACTATAGCTCCTTTAATGTGTGCTGGGCCCGAGAAATGTCCTTTCGTAGATAAGTGCCCTATCCCAGAGCGTTCAAGCGATGGAGAGCTAATATACGGCTCCGCAGAGCTATATCCGATTGGTAAACAGTGCGTGCTAGAGAAATTTTTTATGAAGCAGAAGCTAATAGAATATTACCAACACTTAAACATTGATATCAACAACCCTGTAGAAGCGTCTATTGCTAATGAGCTTGCAATTATAGACTTGTACAAAAATCGCGCGCTAATGATTATGTCAGTGGGAGATAAAGCCGGTCAAGGGAAAGACTTCATGAGAGTCGACATTATAGGGTTCAATGAGAATGGAGACGTTGCTGAACAAGCTAAACTGCATCCTGCTTTAGAAGTAATAGACAAACTAGAAAAGCGTCGTGAAAAATGGTTAGATAAGCTTATGGAAACTAGAAAAGCTAAAGCTGAATGGATGCTAAGAGTTGGCGGAACTCAAAATGAAAGTAAAATTCTAGCTGAAATACAAAAGCTAAGAGAAGCTATTGGTAAGATAGAAATAGAAGAAGTAGAAGAGATAGATTCAGAAGATGATCAAATACTTCTAGACGACTAACAACGGAGTCATTTGTGGCAAAAAAGAATAATCCTGCGCTGCAGTCTAATCTAAATTTAATAGAAGCTGCATTAAAACAAGAAGTTGCTTTAGATATTGAGACCCTTGGGCTTGCCAAGGGTTCTTCAATTGTAGAATTATCTATATTTGATCCAAATACCAATACTGTAAATCAATTTAGAATTGCTCCAAATCTTACAGTTACTGAAGCCTCTATCAAAATGCAAGATGTTTCTAATCTCAGAACATCTTCTAGCGACGTATTAATCGAACACCCTGCACTCTCTAGAATGAGAGAAATGGAAATAGAGGCAAAGCTTAAAGGTCAACAAGCTCCTAAAAAAATTGGAAAGTTAGATACTGTAGTATTGCAAACTCTTCTAGACGATACATTGACTGGCGGAACATTCGAAAAAGATATTAAAGCTAAGGCGGGCGTTTCAAACCTTTCAATTAAAAGCTTTGCGGAAATGTCCGACGATGAATTGAAACGTACAGTTTCAGCAATTCAAGACATTGGTGAAGGTGCTTTAAAGACGCAAGCAGGCGCAGACTACTTCGAGAAAGGAGTTAAAGAGGGATCTCAGTTCCTTGCTAGAGCTTACAAAGAAGGCGGAGTAGGAGAAATCCTTAGAGAAGAGTTCGTTCAAGGTAGAGTTAGAGAGGCTAGCAGTAAGACACCAAAAACCGACCAGATCGGAGCGCTTCGCGCTAATTTAGCTAAGTATTCTAAAAATCGAAATCTTATTTTAAAAGTGCACGATGCTACTGCATATGAAATGTTAGGAAAAGTGCAGGGTTTGATCAAAAACAAATCCGTGCAGATCGCTAACGCGATGTTTGAATCTAAACAAATCGGTGCACTAGTTGCAGTAGCAGAACAAGATATTAGAAGAGATCTTATTGCAGGGCGGATAACTAAGGCAGAAGCAGCTTCTAAAAGTATGCAAGTATCTGGCATAAGGACAACGCTTGCAGAAACTCCTGTCGGAGTTTCTGATATTATGCCTATTTCTGGTAAAGATGTAAATCAAGCGAGAATGCGAGCGCAGATTACCGGTGATTATAGCGGTTTATTTAGGCCTATGATTGAAGAAATGGCAAGTGGAAAGCATGCTAGAGTTACTGATATTTTAGATATAGTTAGGTCGCAATCTTCATTTGAACAAAAGCTCGGAATAGCATCTAGAAGAACACCCAATATGCTATCTGTTGACGTAGCGCAAAGACTTTATGGATTTGCTGAAGCTGTGGGTAGTGGACAGGGGAAGAAAGCGCAGAGCAAGGCTCTGCTTAAGAAAGAGTTGCACGAAGGTTCATATGATGTACTTTCCCAATCCAAAGTAACGCGCTCTACGTTGATGCAAACAGAAGCACTAGCAGAAGTAGCAAACAGAACTGAAAGGGGAATATCTTTAATACAGCAAGCTAAAAAGCAAGAGGGTTCACTTTATAAAGCTGTTGTTCTTGCTCAAGTTAAAAAAGAAGCAATGCCTTTTATGGAAGAAGCAAACATTGCAACACGACTTTCTAGAGCAGCTGAAAATATTGTAGACAAAGGGTTTTCGCCAGAAACTTCAGGTACTTTTAAAACTGGTAAAGAGCGAATAAGAATGACGGCCGATGGCAATCTTATGAAAGTTGCTAGTGCTATGCCTGGCGAAAGACTAAGACTTGAATCTTTAGACGATGTATTGGCGCATATTAAATCTAGACCAAATTATGCACATGCTGACATGATGAAAGGCGTTAACCTTTTTATGAAGAGTATAAATGAAGGAAGGCAAGGTGGACCAATCATAAGCTTTGATCAAGAAGCACAAAAATTTCAAATGACAAGCGATTTTAATAATTTGTCAAAATCTGATTTTAAAGCAGCTGAAGCAATAAAAAGAGATTACCTCCAAGATGGTTTTGTTGAATTGAACAAAAAAATGAAAGCTGGGAAAGTTGCTGGATTGAGTCCAGAATCAATTCAATCTTATGTAGCTGGTATAGAGAAATCTTATTTAAGTAAAAACTCTTTTATAGCAAGACATGGAAATTGGAAGCATATCGATTTTAAAGCTGGAAAGACTGCTGGAGTTATGGTCGCTGCTATGGGAGCAGTAGGGATGCTAGGTGCAATTGGCAATATGTTAGGTGGAGTAAGGCACCAGAGAGGCGGTCCGGAAACTCTAAGAACAATGAACTATGAAAGATGGTTTGAAGCGAATGCACAGTATCATGGATTAGAAGAGTATGACAAGCGTGGAAACGCTGGCTTCAGTGAAAGAGGTATGGGAGCTGTACAAAGAAAGCAAAAGACGGACTTTGGATCTCCATATCAAGGCCCAGGATACTCTCAATATGTAATGGAACAACAAGCGTTACTAAGAGAAAGAAAGATGTATGAAATGCAGGCTTTTGCTCATACACATTTTTCAAATGAAGGCGCTGTTGGGAATTTATTGAATAGCGTAATGGCTGCGAAAGATCCTCAATATAGTATAAATAGTTTTTTAAATTCTTTAGCTGTAACAAGCAGGATGATAGCGCCAGGAAGTACATTTGCTTCTCGAGGACAGTATGTATCTGGATCTGATTATGCAGGTATGTCAGATCAACAATTGTTTAAAGTAGATCTATCTAAATACAAAGTTAGCGCTAGTGATGCGGATACGATTGTTTTGCAAAGCAAAAGCGCAAACCCAAAGATGGCTGGATTCTTTGGAATGAACAACAAAGATTCAATAAGTATTCGCCTTGCTGGTATCGATGCTCCAGAAATGCAACACGTTGGGAAAGAAGGTCAGCCTCTAGCTGAGCGAGCATTAGGCAGATTAAGAGCCATGATGCAAAGCGGCAAAAAGATGGAACTGCTTATTGATCCAAATAATATTACTTACGGGCGACAAGTTGGTTCTTTATTTATAGATGGCAAAAACGTTCAATTGGACTTGATTAAAAGTGGTGATGTTAAATTCTTAAATTTCCAGAGGGGCGGAGGAAATCAATTTAATCCTCAAATATATGGAAGGATGTCAAAGGTAGCAGAAAAGAATAGAGCTGGTATTTACTCTCATCCGTTCTTTGAACCGATGATAGAGTTTGAAAAAAGAAGTAAGCAGAGTATCACTTTTAATACAATGGTAAATATAGAAAAAGTTTCTCAAAATGCTGGATTGATGTCTCTTTATTCTATTATGCACGCAGCAGATAAGAATGGATTTGTTACTCCACATATGGCTAGCGAAGCTCAAAGAATTGCAGAAGGGACAACTACTTTAGCAGGGGATTATAAAACTCCTATAGTATTTGGAAAAGGTACAGCTCCTCATAAATCTTACATTGATAACCTTGCTTATGATAATTCAATGTTGATGAAAGGAAGAGAAAGCGGTACTATAAATAAAGTATCTAGAAAAAATGGATACGGAAACTTGGACAAAAAGCTTTCTATAGATTCAACTAGAAGTAGTACAAGTGTTTATAATAAAAGAAGATACGAAGTATTCGATAGATACAATGTAGATAGAACAATGAAATTGCGTAGACAAATGACTATGCAAGAGATGCAGAAAAGCGGATTGAGACAATTGAATCAATCTCCAATAGGTCACCATAGGATGTAATAATGTTAGGAACTTTGATAGGAATGGCTACTGTAGCTGGAATGAATAAAATTGATCCAATGAGTATGCAACATGGGCATATGTACATGATGGGTTTAGGTCCAGCAGTTGGATTAGAAAAAGGCTCTAGTATTACTTATAATCTAGCAGATACTGGTGGGAGAATGGCTTATGAGTTTGGTGGTCAGGGATATTCTGCAGGTGCTACTAGAGCTAATGCAGGGGTAGATTTCAAACCTTTAGACCTAAATAAAATTAGTGCTGAGACTGGAAAGGGAACTAAGACCACCTTGGGAAAAGTAGTTCCTGGTGGTTTAGGTTCTGTAGCTATGTCTGCAATTGGACCTTTAATGTCTGCTGGATTTATAGTTGGTGGATTTAAAGAGAATGGTTTTGCTGGAGCAATGGATGCTTACTTTTTAGATATAGCCACTTCGAGAGCTATGTCTGCAGCAACTTTTGAAACAACAGTTACACAAGGAGCAGGTACAAACAGTTTGGGCACTGTTACTCACACTAGAAGACTTGGAATGCTAGGTAGTTTAGGTACTGGTATGGGTGCTTTTATGGGATACGAAATCGGTAATCAAATTGCTGGAGTGCCAGGTGGTTTTGTTGGTGCTACAATGGGATCAAAAGCGGCACTAGCTTTTGGAAGAAATCCTGCTGGTATGGGAGCTCTTGTTCTTGGAGGGTTAGCAGCGAAAAAAGCAGGGGAAGCAGTTGTTAGTAAAATTGGCCATATAGTTAAAAAAGGATATCAAAGAGGAAAAATGAGACATAGAATTGATACAGCTGGAAGTACTGCTGCCTTCTTTACACAAAATGCAATCACTACAAGAGGTAGAGCATTCGAAGCAATGAGAAAATCTCATTTAAATGCTAGAAGTGCATTAGGTATGGAAGCTAGTATGACTCATATGAATAGGAGCTACTTTTAATGAGTAAAGAATTATATTTGAAAAATGAATTTGGTGTAACTTATCAAAATCCAGAAGCAAGAGTATCTGAAGAAACTATACAAGAATATAAAGAAAAGTATGGTATTCGTACAGATGTTCATAGAACTTGTGTAAATTGCCAAATAAGACAAATACAAAAGTACAAAAACTTAATGGGAAAAGATCCAGAGTTTAAAGTTAAGTGCGATTTTATTCCAAAAGGACTTCCTAAAGGAGCGACTAAAAAAATTAAAGAGATAGTAGATAAAACTGACATCGAATACGATAGAGCTAAGAAGTTAATGTTATCTACAGTAGATCCTGTTGCATGGGCAGAGCTTATGTTCGGTTTTGATGATAGCAATGAAAATTGGTGTATTAGAAACTATCAAAAAGAACAGCTGAGATGCTCTGCATACAGAAACGTAATCAGAGAAGGTCGTCGTTCCGGAAAGACTTTTATTATGGCTCTTAAATTAGCTTATTATGCTTTCAACCTTATGATCGATAGAGGCTTTAATGCTTCAGGGGATAAACTTATCACTGGACCTTCAATTATGATTGTTACTCCTTATCAAGCTCAGCTTACAAATATATTTAATGAAATAGAAATGCTTATCAAAAGAAATGTAGAACTTTCAGAACAAGTTGAAACTGGAACTGGAGATAGCTTATATATTAAAACTCCAATGTATAAAATGGAGTTTAAGAATGGAGCTTCTATTAGAGGTTTTGTTTCTGGTTTAGGCGTAAAAGGCGATGGATCGGGTGGTGGTACTATTCGTGGTCAAAGTGCAGATGTAATTTATATGGATGAGATGGATATGATTCCGGAAGATATTTTGGATAAAGTTATCACTCCTATCCTTTTAACTAAACCAGGCGTAAGACTAATTGCTACTTCGACTCCAATTGGTAAAAGAGGAAAGTTTTTTCAGTGGTGTTTAGAAAGACCAGACTATAAAGAAGATTACTATCCATCCTCAGTGTTACCTCATTGGGACTCTATTAAAGAGGAACTTTTAAATGAAAATACAGAAGAAGGTTTTAAAGCAGAGTATATGGCTGAATTTATTGAGGGCTCTTTTGGAGTGTTTAAGCCTTCTTGGATTTTTAATTCTAAAAGAGACTATCATTATAGTGAAGTAGATAGCGGAAGAAGTTTAAGGCAACTGGGTGTTGGGCCTGGTTCTGATATGATTACATGCATCGGCATCGACTGGAATAAAAATGCTGGAACAGAATTCTATGTAGTAGGATATTCTCCTAACGAAGGTGTATGGATAGCTTTAGATGCTGTAAATGTAGAAGCTACTCAATATTCAGCTAAACGCTGGATGGAAGAAGTAGTAAGGCTTAACTACAAATGGAAACCTAATTATATATACGCTGATGAAGGATACGGTCACACTATTTTAGAAGACTTAAAGCTGTATTCTCATAGAATGAGAATGAAAGACAATCCGACTCCAATGGATTTAGAAACGGCTAAATTGAATGACAGATTAGTTTCGTTTAACTTTTCAAGAAACTTAGAGATAAGAGATCCAGTAGATCATACTCTTGTCAAGAAATCTGGAAAACATTTTTTAGTAGAAAATACAGTACGTATATTTGAAGATGGAAAAATGATTATACCAGCTAGCGATGATACTATTACTAAGCAGATGATGAACTATGTAGTTTTGAGGCGCAATCCTCAAAACAATAAGCCTGTCTATGGAATGGATAATAACAACATTGGAGATCACAGATTAGACGCTATGATGCTCGCTTTAGCTGGATTAACATTAGAAACATCAGTTTATTCCAATAACGGTATGGGAGATATAACTGTACCTGAATTTCTCCCCAGAGAAAGAGGTGAGCGTTGGCTAGAAACCAATGAAGAGGTTGGAATGATTAAAAGTGGAATTGAACAAGCCAGGGTTCCAAGAGCTTTTAATATATTGAAAATTATGAGAGGAAATGGTTCGCCTGATCAAGATACATATATTAAAGAAAAAATGTACGCTCAAGGTATTTGGGAAGAAAGAGAAGAAACTTTTCAAAGGAAAAGCAGGAGTGAGCCTTTTAAATATCAAGAACAATCTACTATAATAGAATCAGTAAGTAAAGGAAATAACAATTTTAGACCTTCAGAACCTATAAGAAGAGGGCCTAAGCGTGGACGCAAAGGTAGAAGGTCTTGGAAATAAATTTTAAACAACAAGGGAAATAAAAAATGGCTTTAAATAAAAGAGTGATAGAAAGAGCGCTAAATGCGACCTTTGGCGAGAGTACACTTACTCCATTTAGAAGAAATGCTGAGTTTTTCGGCAGTCTTGATTTAAAAACTAGAAAAGACGTTTTATCGGGTGTCCCGAAGGCGGCGGAGAATATAGAGAATGTTGTAGCAAGGACTAATCAAGTCTTAGATCAAGGGGCGCCTGTTTTGAGATACGATAGCAATACGAACATGATGTCTACAATCTCAAATACTAATGGCACCCGCACTGTAAAAAGGCAACAATTTGCCGCAGAGAGTGTGGATGATGCGAATAAAAACTTGCATGGCTTTTTAATGCAGCATTCAAGTGAATATCAGCAAAATGTTAGATTTGCAACTGCACAACGTAAACAAGAGCTAAGTTATCAGAGGGTACAAGCAAGAAGAAATAAAGCAAAAAAAGAGAACTTCTTTGACGCTGATGCTCGAAAACTTCGCGAAGAACGACTAATGGGAGCTAGAGAAAGAGGTCAAATTAAGCAAGATTCTAATGCTGAGTATCGGTTAAATAAAAAAGAGATGTCACCAGCACAAAGAGCACAGGCAGTTGAGGAATTTGACGCTCCTATAAATCAAAAATATCAAAAAGATATGGACTTTTTAACGGGAAAATCACAACAGGCTGCCGATATGGGGAATTATCCTTTGCAAGGTCGAATTGATGAAGGAATTAAAAAATTTGAAGCAGGAGAAATAACTGACCCAGAAGACATTATGAGAATGAATTACAAAACCGAAAAATATGTTGAGCCTACCTATGGAAAACAAAGCATTATGGATAGAGTTATGCGTCGTCCAAAAGAAGAAATAACGCCAGGAAGATATACCTATGAAAAAAACAATGTAGGAGAAGCACTTGGATATGAATTTAAAGGTGCAGCATCAAAACAAAAATCTAATGGTTCCATAAATCCAGTATCTTCAGAAAAAGCAGGAGCTGGAGATGTTACTCCTGGAGATATGGGTTATGCAGGTTTTAGTAACGCTTTCGAAAGGCATGCAGCTGGAGCTGCTATTGGAGCAGGAATGGGAATGATGTCAGAAGGTGAAGTTTCAGTAGGTGGAGCTGCAAGAGGAGCAATGTTTGGTGTAGTAGGTGGTAAAGCTGCTCGAATGTTTACTGGGTCTATGAGAGGTGGAGCTGTCAATTCAATGGCTAGAGGAGTTGGAGATACTCTTTCTTCTGCTGGTCCAAATACTATGAGAGAAACTGCTGGTCAATTTATAAATAAAACTATGAGTGGATTCGATGCTGCTAAATCTCAAGAAGCTATGCGTATGGCTACTTTTGCAGGAGCTGGATTGGCTGGATTTTCTATGGGAAGAGATAGAAACCACTCAAGAGGAATGAATGGTAGCCGAGGAAGTAGATTCTAGTTATACTAATATTTAAGTAAAAAAGTAGGGGTGCGATTCGCACCCCAAGATATATAATGTTTAAAGAGGTTTAAATGTCTTTAGTTTTTTTTGATAAAAATATGAAAGCTTTTAACGGAGATCCATTTAGAAGTTTTCATGATGGTTATTCTGGAGAAGTATTTGAAGATAAAATTTATATAAAAAATTTAGATAAAACTAGATTTTATACAGAAGTAACAGCAGAAGCAAAGTTTAAAAATATTTATCAGCAAGATACTGGAGAATATGGGAACACTGGATGGAGCATTAAATTAATGTATGGAGAGAGACAGCCTACGGAAGAAGAGTGGTCTTACGTTCCTCCTGCATCTATTATATCCATTCCAGACATTGGCACTAGAGAAAGAGCAGATACAATTAGAAAACACCCTGTTTGGGTGAGAATTTTTTGCCCAGGAAACAGTAGAGCTCAAATTAAAAAAAATATTTTTATAGAACTTCAATATTATGAAAAGGTTGTAAATGTCTAAAAAAGAATTTAACAGTATGATTGATTTCCAAAACATATTAGATGAATTGGAAAAAGTAACTTACCAACATGAAGGAAAGCCTTTAAATTTTAACATTAAAGAAAAGTTTGAAACTTTAAGAGAAGAAGCAATAAGAGAAGCAGAGCAAGATTTAGATAATATCTTCAATCAAGCGGTAATGAAAAATGTAAAAACTTTAGATAAGATTCCAGAACCTTTAACTGAAAAAGAAGCAGAAGCTTTTGAAGATAAGAAGACTGAAACTAGAGCTAAAATAGAACTTAATAAAAGAAAAATAGAATATGCTAAAGCGCTTTTAGAAAAAAGGATAGAAGAAAAGCAAGGCTACTCTATGGATCTAAAAGAAAGAAAGATTACAAAGAAAGCTGCTAAAAGATTTTTCAAAGAGAATAAAAACGAAATTACTTTTGAAGATTATAAAATTGCAAGAGAATTTAAAAATAAACAAAACAAAAAAGAAGTAAAAGATTTTATGAAGGATGATTAACTGTGGGATTCTTAAAAAGAAGTATAAAAGGTATAGGTCTAGTAGAAGACGATGAGGCCGGTAGCTCTAATAACGGTTCAGGCATCTCTTTGGAAGAAGAAAAATATATGAGCTTGTTTATGAAAATGGGAAGAGATTTTGTTCATCAAGAAGACTTTTACAGAATAATGGAAAGGCTTTTGGAAGTTCTAGATATAGATGAATCTGAACTAGAGCTAGATAGAAGTAAAAGTGGCGCTGAGCAAAGAGCTGAAGAGTATAAGCATTTTTTAAAAACAAGTCAGTCCGGAAGTGACTACTATCCAGACCTAATAGATTTAAATAAAGAAGATTAAATATGAGTATTGAACAAGATCAAAATTATTTAGATGCATGTAAAATTGTAGAATCTTATGAAAGAGCGGTTAGGTCTGAAAGAAATGAGCTTTCAATACTTTTGATGATGGAAGCCAGTATAGAATTTATGAAAGAAATTCTTGAATCTGGAGAAGCTGCACTGAATGAAATGGATATAGTAGATGATAATCCTGCTCCAGAAAGAGAAATAGAAGTAAATATACCAGACAATAATCAAGGTGTATCAAATCAAAGTCAAGATCAAAATTCTTGCGCGGAAGAAAAAGATTTTGTATCTTTAGATGGTGCTACTATAAATTTTAATTCTCCTGACAATATATCGCTAGATGCAAGTGAACTATTGGTAGATCCTGTAAATGCTATAGATAGCTTTCTTGGAGGAGATGGTGAAATAACCCCTGAAGATATACAGAAAAGCGCTAGTGAATGTTTTGACTGCAACTTAAAGGCTGAGTTTGATTTTCAAATCAAACCAATAAATCTTTTATCAGAGTTGATGCCATTGATTAATCAGATTGGAGCAATGCTAGACAATGTAATAAATGAACTTAAGCCTTTTGATTTAATGGCTAATTTATGCAATATGAGTAAAAATGTAAGATTATTTTGTTTACCTGATTTACTTTCAATTCTAGTAACTCTAGAAGGGTTAATACAGAGATACATAGGTGAAGCTTTTAAGCTTGTTTTAAACTGGACATTTATTATTGGTCCATTAATTAAAGGTATTGTAGATATTGCAGCGACTTTAATGGAACAAATAAGAAGGCTGCTAGTTGCTCCGTTAGATTGTGCAGCAGGAGTCATTGGTACAATTTTAAACTTTGAAGAATCTGTAAAAGATAAATTTAGCAATATGGAAGCTTTTGCTGCATCTTTTGTTGATTATAATTACGAAACAAAAAGTAATGCTTTGAGCAGAAATATGAAGTTTAGTCCAAGCCCAGAATCAAATAATGTGAGAAATGCAAAAACAAATAAAAAAAAGAAGAGTGATTCAAATGCTGAATATAATCTTACCTATGGATGGGAGTTTAGCATAAATGATACTTTAGCTTCTTCCTATCAAAAGAAAAAAGAACAGATTAAAGCTAGGCAGCGTTTAAAGAAAAGAAATAAAGCAATTGAAAAATTAAATAAAGATCCTAGAAAAGCACAAAGTATTTTAGAGCAAGCAGAAGAAAATATTTCACCAGAAATAATGAGTTTAGGAGATATAGACAAAAAATCAGTTACTCAAGCTGAAATAGATGCAATCGAAGAAGAGTTTGGAAGATTGGCTGAGCAAGAAAATCAAGGTATGCTTAAGAATTTATTATTTGCAATAAATGAAGGAAAGGCTTGGATTAACAACTTGCATGCAAATTTATTATTATCTTTGAAAACTTTAAATGCTTTAGTAGCCAATAATCTAGAAGTATCTTTAAAATTAGGTGGATGGGTGCTTATGATATTTGATATGATTAAAGTAATTCAATTAATTGTTTACTTTTTTAAGAGCGGAAATTTCAAAAGCATTTGTGATATAATGGACAATGATCCGGAAAGACTAAAAGATATTTTAGAAAGAGATTTTAAATGGGCTGCTGTTGATTTAGAAAACACACAAAAACAAATAGACGAATGGGAAGAACAAGTAATGTTATTTGCCAATCAAGAAGAGTTAATAACTTGTGAATAGGTTTAAATTATGAAATTAGAATATTTAAAACAAATTGCCAAATACAGTGACTTTGAAAAAGAAAGCATAACTGATCAAACTATTATTTCTGCTCCAGGAAAAGTAAGAAAAGTTGGAAGTAAAAGTATTTCTTATACTGAAAGACATAGAGGTATTTGGTTTAGACCAGAATACGATTTGCATGAAATACAGATTGCTCAAGATACTGATGGTTATTTATTTAGAGCAATCAAAAAGAAAGTCAACCGATTTCTTACAGCTGGCTGGGAAATAGTCGGAGTAGATCCAGAAGTTGTATCTTATATTAAAAAAAGAATTGCTGAAATAGAATATGTATCTCAAACACCATGGAACTTACTATTAAGTAATACTGCATGCGATTTAATTAGATTCTCTAATTGCATGTGGGTTAAAGCAAGAAGCCTGGACTCTTCATCTGGTAAAAGAAGAAAGATTTTTGATAGTTTAGAAGTAGATCCAGTTGCCGGATACTTTATATTACCTTTTGAAACTTTAGCTTTTAAAACTAAAAGAAATGGCGAAATTAAAAAGATCAGGCAAAGAATGCCTAGTGGAGACGAAAGGTTTTTTAATCCCCAAGATGTTATCCACTTTTATGAGAATCGCAAACCTGGATTTGCGATGGGGACGCCAGAACTAACACCAGTACTTGATGATATATCTCTATTAAGAAGAATAGAAGAAAATGTAGAAGATTTAATTGAAAGCAATCTATATCCTTTATTTCATTATACTGTAGGCTCTGACAACTTTCCTGAAAGATACTCTCCTGAAGGTTACAAAGAAACTGATATTGTAAAGAACACAATTGATTACATGCCAGCTGGTGGAATATATGTTTCAGATCATAGACACAAAATACAAGCGATTGGTTCGGAAGGTAGAGCTTTAAGAATAGAGGGTTATTTAGAATATTTTAAGAAAAGAGTAATAGCTGGTTTAGGTTTGTCTTCAGTGGATATGGGTGAAGGCGACACTGCAAATAGAAGTACTGCTAATGCTTTATCTCAAAGTGCTATTCAAGATGTAGAAGCACTTCAACAAACTATGAAAAACTTTATTGAGTTTTTCGTATTTAATGAACTTTTATTAGAAGGTGGGTATGATCCTTTAGAAGCTAATAATAAAATTGAAATTAAATTTGGTATTATTGATAGAGAGAATAGAAGTAAGCTAGAGAATCAAACTATTCAATTGTGGTTGAATAATTTACTTTCAGAAAATGAAGCAAGACAACGTTTAGGTTATGCGCCGAACGTAGATAAAGAAGATACTCATTTTAAATTGTATCAAGAACCATTGGCTTTATTAAAAGTAATGGGACCTTTCAATGCTGCTTCAAAAGCTCTTTCAGAATCAAAAACTTCCTCTATAAGTGAAGAAGGGTTAAGCAGGGAAGAATCTAATGAAGCTAGAAGAAACGAAGCTAGAGGACAGAAGGGTTTAACTCAGGCTAAAGGGCCTGAAAATCTATCTAATAATATATCTAGACCAGCAAATCAAACTGGAGTTAGAAGTGCACCAAAGTTTTCAAGTGACATTTATTATCAGATAGCCAGCACTATAGAAGATATTGAAAGTTTTTTTAAAAATCGACTTGACAATAAAAATGAAAGTACCTTAGAATACACTATGATAGCGCTTGAAAAAAATGAATTGATTTTTGATTTTATTGCGGAAGTAAAAAACATTTTAAAAAACTTGAAGTATAATAATAAAAATATTAATATTGAAGATGTGCACACATCCAGTTATGCTGTTATATATGATTTCTGTGAAGAGTATAAAGCAAAATTAATTAATTCGGAGAAAAAATGATTAAATTAATAGACTATGTAAAAGTAATGCCAGACCCTAGTCTATACAAACTTTCGAAAAAAGAAAAGATTGAACTTATCGATTCTTCAATCAATCCTGTAAAGAATGGATTGATCATTACTTATGACTTAAGTCATTCGGCTAGAAGAATTAATAATAGAATTTATTCTATTAAAGGTCAACAAAATGGAATCAAATCATTGCTTACACCATATGCGAAGCCCATTTTACAACATCACGATACCGGAAAAGATCCAATTGGTAGATTCGTTGGTGGAAAGTGGGAAGATCTTTCAAATGAAGCTATTAGGTTTTTTGATAACCTAGGGGCTTTTATGAAATTTAAGCAAGAAATGAATAGCGATGATCCAGAAAGAATGTATCAAGCATTAAAACGACACAATTTACTTACTAATAAAAATTGGCCAGGTTTAGGAAGAATGAGAGCTACTGCTAAAATTACAGATAAAGAAGCAGTAGAAAAATTCTTAGATGGCAGATATATTACTTTTTCAGCAGGTTCAACTACAGATAAGCATGTTTGTTCAATTTGTAATTGCGATTGGGCAAAAGGTGATTTCTGCGAACATCGTCATGGAAAAATTTATGATAACGAAACCTGCGTATTTTTTACTGGAGACTTTAGAGTGCTAGAAGGTTCAGTAGTCAATACTCCAGCTGATGATTTATCTCAAATACAATCTATGGAACTATTGTCTGACAGCTCTAATGATCTTCCTACTTTAGGTGGAATTGAGCTTGACGATAGTTACATTTTTTTAAGTGATTCTACATTAAATTATAATATTCCAAATGAGGAGGTTTCAATGGAGAAAGATGAAACTTCTGTTAAAGAGGAAGTTTCTGAAGCTACCACTGAGCCTGAAGGTGAAGTAACTGTAGAAGATGAAGCTAAATCAGAAACAGAAGAAATTGAATTGTCTGATAAAGTAATGGAAAAGATTTTCAATTACATTAAAAACAAAATGAAGGAAGATGACAATGCCAAAGAAGAAAAAGAAGAAGCTCAATCCGAAAATCCTGGAGAAGTACTCGAAGCCAAAGATTCGCAAGTCGATGAAAAGCAAGAGTCACAAGGAAGCGATGGGGCCGAAGTATCGGGGGTACAAAGTGATGTACAAGATGAAAAAGAGAACAAAGAACAAGTAGGTGATTTTGACGGAGACATTAGTACTCTAGTCGATGATCTTACTTTAGATTGGTATCTTTTAGATTCTGCTCTTGGTTTCGAGTTGGGTGATAAAGCCTTAACGACAGAACAAAGAAATGAATTGCCTGATTCTGCTTTCTGCGGTCCAGAACGCTCATTTCCAGTCAATGATTGTGCGCATGTAACTGCTGCTCGAAGATTGATTGGTAGAGCCAAATTGTCTGATTCTCAAAAAGCTAAAGTATTGGCTTGCGTTAATCGCAAAGCCAAGAGTATGTCTTGTGACAAAACTGCAGAAGATAAACTTGATGATCTTGCAATGAAGCTTGAAGCTGAAATTAAAGATTTAAAAGAAAAACTCAGTAATCTAGGTGATAGTAAAGAAGAAGTTGTAGTAGAAGAAAAGAAAGAATTAAAGATTGTTGAGAATCCTTCAGTTGGCACTTCAGACCAATCGAGTCCTACTGACAATAACAATATTAAACAACTTGGTTCTTACGAACAAAAGATTATTAAAGATTATAGTAAAATTTTAAATGACGAGGGTGAAATCGCTGCAGAAAGCTTTTTCAACCGAAAGTCTAGATACCTTGCAAAAGGATTTCATCCAAAAAAATATATAAATTAAGGAGATTAAAAAATGGCTATTAAAAGATTTAGTGGTTCATTCAGAACAAGAGATGATGTTTTCGATAACATTACCCCTAACAATATGGTTCAACCAAAAGTATCTCACCCTGCTGGCGAATGGAAGCCTGCTGCTTGGTTGCCTGTACAATGGAAAGGTGAAGCTTCAAAAGATTACTTTGTAATCTCATCAGGAAAAGTAGTATCACTTGATGCTTCTGGACGTGTAGTTCCTTCTGGTATTAGAAAAAGACTTCCTACTGCTGCTGGAAGTGGTTTGTCTTTGACTGCAACCGCATCTGTGGCTACTGTAGCAACAATTTTAGGTGAAACAATTTTGACCTATACTAGCCTTGATGTAGCTGCAAAAACTGAAGATATTCGTACCGGTGTTGCTGTTACTGCAGCAGACACAGTAACTATTCAAGAGTTTTGCGAAGCAGTTATTCAAAGAGGTTGGGTTGCAGAGTCAGATGTTGATTTAAGCAATGCAAATACAAATAGTTTTGGTGGTCAAGCTTTAAGTAATACTGCAAGTGGTTTTCTTTTCGATGTAGCTAGTACTCAAAAAGTTAGTGATATTATGTATCAAGCTCAGCAAGTCATTGAGCTGTTCTTGTCAAAGCCAGTTGGTATTTGCGCTTATGATGTTTATTCTTGGGCTGGAGATACTCCTGCTTCTTTGAAGTTCATCAACTACCAAAAGCAACACTTGATTCAGTTTATTACTGAAGCTCAAATGAAAATGCCTCAGATGGCATCTAAAACTCAACAAACTTCTGCAGCTTTGACTTCAGGTTTGACTGCATGGGCTGTACAATCTGGAACTGCAAATGGACAAAACATGCCTATGGGTAATGCTGCTTACATTTTAACTCGAAGTACTTTGAGAGATTTAGAAAGATACAATGTATCAAGCGATGAAGTTCTTCATGTTTCTGCTTCTGCACCAGTAGTAGGTTTTTACTTAGGTAATGCTAGCGGTGGTACTGCAGACGCATTAGAAATTGTACCTGCAAATGGTGGATTGATTGCTTCTGAAGTGAATACTGCTGTAGTAGGTAATGCTGATATGGCAACTCTTGTTGTAAATAAAAAGAACAAGATTGCAGATATTGCAAAAGATGGAGATTACTTTGTAGATTACTCTAAAGGTATTGTTTTCGTTCATGCTAGTGACGGAGCAACTACTCCAATTACAAATTCAAGTACTGTTAAGTTCTATCAATACGGTGGAGCTTCTTCTGAAGATCATCAGCACATTTACTTTGTAGGAACTTGCAAGCCTGGAGATCATATTACTTGGGATTTTGAGTCTAACTTTATTGTTGATGCAAATCCTGCTTTTGGTACTACTTTGGGACGAGTTCTTGAAATTCAAGAGTTTCCTAAATCACTAATGGAAAGAACAACTACAGCTTGGCAAGGTTCTTCTTTCGACGCATCTATGAGAATGCCAGGTACTGCTACTCAAGGTCTTCCAGACAATTTGACACTTGCTGGTCAGAATGACGAAGTTGTTGGTAACAGAATGGTTATTGCAAATATTAGAATTTTATAATAAAGGAGTTCAAAATGGAATTTAAACTATCAGACGGAAACGTTTTAGAGCTTCCAAGTAGCGAAAAAGCTGCGGCTAGATACTTGGCAGACATGATTGCAAATAATGGAAATCTTCCAGATAAGGAAGACAGAGTAAAATGGTCAACATTTGTTGAAACTATTTCACCTAAAAATACTGACTTGGTTCGTTCTTCAGAGATCACACCTTTGCTTCAGAAGTCTATGGAAATTTTGATCCGTGAGCCTGTCGAGCCACTTATGGTCATTACTTCTCTTTTCACTAGAGTTCAAGCTGAAGGTCTTTCTACTCAAGTTCTTGCTGGTGCAATTGGTGCAGTTTATGCACAAGATGTACAAGAGCATGGTACTTATCCTGAAGTTAACTTCCAAATTGGTGGTGCAGTTTCTACAGCTTACATCGGAAAGGCAGGTATCGCTGCTTCGTTTACTGACGAAGCGCTTCGTTACTCTACTTACGATATCATGGCTATGAATCTTCGACTTATGGGTAACGCTCTTGTTCGACACAAAGAACAAAAAGCAGTTGCTTTCCTTAAGTCTTTAGGTACATCACTTTTCGACAACAAGAATCCTACTCAATCTCTTTTTGGAGTTTGCACAGGTAGAAACGTTCAACTTGCTAAGAACGGCTCTATGACTATGGATGATCTTATGAGAGGTATGGCTCATATGGCTGAAGAAGGCTTTGCTGCCGATACTCTTCTTATGCATCCATTGTTCTATTACAACTTTGTTCAAGATCCAGTTCTTCGTGAAATGATGCTTGCTCATGGCGGTGGTGCTTACTTCAATCCTTACACTGGAAATCCTGGTCCTCAGCTTCCTTATCAGCAAGGTGCTATGGGTGCTATGGGTCCATCAAACGGACGTTCAATCGTTCCTGGTGGTCAAGCACGCGGTACCTATACTGGTAATACTCTTTCTGGAGATCCAGCTACTGGTCTTGCTTCAAGATCTCAACAAGCTACTTCGGCTCCAAACTTGCCATCTTACTTCCCATTTGGATTTAGAGTGCTTGTTTCACCATTGTGTCCATTCGATCCAGAAAACATGTCAGGAGATATCTTCTTGCTTTCTTCTGGAAACATTGGATTCCACTTAGTAGACGAAGAGCCTACTACTGTGGAATGGAGAGATGAAAATACTGAAGTTGTTAAAGTTAAGATTCGTGAACGTTACGGTTTTGCTGTAGCTCATGAAGGTCAAGGTGTCGGCGTATTCAAGAATGTATTTGCTAAGCAAAACTACTTTGATGGTCATGTACCTGCTCAGTCTCAGACAGTTGCTGAAATTGATCCTAACACTGCTATCTAATCTTTAATTAATTAAAGTAAATCAAATTACGGGGAGGGGGCAACTCCTCCCCTTTTTACTAAAACGAGTGAATACTTTCATGGAAGAAAAAAGTTTATTAGAGCGATGGAAAACGATTAAGAAAAAAGAAGAAAAAGATAATCCTTTTGGAAAATTTGTAGTAGACGAAGGTGAGTTTGTTACAATTACTCCAGGAGTGCAACAATTAAAAGTTGAAGAACTTTATGAAGAAGAAAAAGTAGAGGAACAAAATGGCAGCACCAACGATAAGCCTAATATATCCAAGTAACGAAGCAACAGCGGTTCCAGTAGGAGCTGATATTCAAATTACTTTTTCTTGTGGAGTTGATTTATCCACAGTTAAAAACAATGTAGTAGTTTATGGAAAAGATACTGATTTTATTTCAGGTCCTGGAACTGCTACGTTTATCAATGAAGGCAAGAGTGCAGACTTTCTTAAATCGCCAGGTTTTAAAGGCGTTGTACCCTGCGATCACGAATTAGTTTATGTAGATTCAAATGGAGACAAAGTCAATGTTTCTTTGAACGATAGAGCTGCAGAAGAAGCTGGGCCGTATAAGCATAAATTAATTCTTTCTCCAAAAAGTATATTAGCACCGAATGTGCTTTATACAGTTTATATTATTGGAGAAGATGAAGAAGGAACAGAAAAAGGAGTTTCTTCTAGAACAGTATATGAAGTAGATGATTCGAGTGCTACTTCTACTACTGGTGAAGTTTTTGTGTATGGCGGATTTACTGGCGAATCTGACGATACAATTAATATTAAAATAACTACAGCTGGAAATATTGGTACAGCTAAATATAAGTGGTGGTACGCTTCTGAATTAGAATCAGAGGCAAGAGAAGGAAAAGTTACTAGTAGAAGATTCAGAAAGCTAGAAGACAATTTGCAAATTAGATTTTCTGGATCAGGTTTCATTTTAGACGACGCATACACTGTATCTTTAAATGATAGAGAGTTTCTAGATTCTTCTTACAGCTTTAGCTTTACTACTTCTACTACTCAAATACAAGAAGTTCCTACTACTACTTCTACTACAGTTATTGGAACTGAAAATGATCCAATTGTAGGATATTTAAAAGTTGTAGAAAGTTCGCCAGAAGATGGCGATTCAAATTTGAGTTTTAAGAAAAAACAGATTATAATAGAGTTTGATAAAGAGTTAGATTCTAGTACAATTTCAGATGATACTGTAACTATTCTTTCTTATCCAATTAGCGGCATTATTGACTCTACTGAAGATGAAGAAGAATTATTTAAAAAGCTTACCGTTAACGGCAAAAAGCTTATAATTGATTTGTAGAGGCGCATATGGGTTACACAAGAGAAAAGGTTCCTTTAGGTAAAACTGTATCGCTTCGAGCAATATTCGTTGATGATACTGGTGAACCTATTGCTTTAGATAGTGTTACGGTGGAAGTAAGAGATCCTAATGGAAATCTAGTAACTACGCATACTTCTGCAACTACTATTACAGATGGATACTATGAAGTCCAAGAAACTATAAGCGCTTCAGCTACAAAAGGCACTTGGAAAGATACTTGGACAGGAGTAGTTGGAAGCGCAACTTTAACTGAAACTTTTAGTTTTACAGTTGTAGAAACTGGAAAAGTTAGAACTCAAACTATTGATAAGAATAAGTTAATAGTAGTTTTACTTGATCCAACTATTGCAGATTCAGATGGTAGAACTTTGAATGAAGAAATTCAAATTGCTTTCAGTACCAGATATGATCCTTACTATGCTTCTCCTGATTTAGTAAGAACTGAAGTAGGAACTTGGTTGGATTCTATACCTAATGATACTTTAAGTCTTATGATACACTGGGCTTCAAAAGAAGCCGATCTAATAACTCCTAGAGGACCTAGAGGCTCTAATTACAATACTGCTAGAACTAAATTCGTTATCTTTGATGTAGCCTTAAGATGTTTAACCCTTCCTGTCGCTGGAGCTGGATCCGGCACTAAGCAGTTAGGTGATCTTATGATTAGAAAGAATCTTTCTTTTAAAGATGCTATAGAGGATATGAAGAAGAAAAGGGAAGAGTGGTTTAGAGTTGTTAATTCAAATGGAAGAATTAATCCTGGTCAAGGATTCGGACCTTCAGTTGCTATGAAAGGTCAATTCCATCCAGAAAACAAAAGGATGGGAAGACTATGGTGGCATCCTCTTGATTACCCTTATCCAATTCCTGCTGGAAATAATAAAATTAGAAAAAGTGGGCAGCGCAAGTTTAGAAAAGGTTATGCTGAAATAGTAGATGGAAGGATTTATCCTCCAGATGAGGAGCCAGATTAAAGATGGGATTTAAAAGAAAATTATTTAGCAATCAGACCCATAATAAAAAGTCCGGAAATGAGCTGGACTTAAGGTCGGAATTTGAAACTTTAATTTATGGGGGATCAGGAGAGATCCCACATAAAAAGAGAGTTCTTATACGCAGATTCAGATTAGAAGATGGGGAAAAAGTATCTTGCGTTTGTTTAGAAAGCATAACAAGAGAAGGTGCGCCGGAATGCCAATATTGTCTTGGTGAAGGGTATTATTGGGATGAAGAGTTTTCTGATTGTTATTCTAGTTTTTTAGGAGCTGATTCTGGTCAAGGTAATAGAAAAAGAAACCTGAGTCCGGGGATCTTGAGAACAGATTACAAAATATTTTACTTTAGATATGATAAAGATATCAAATATACTGATAAAATTGTTGAGTTAAAACTTGATACTGAAGGCTCACCAATAGTACCATATATTAGACAAGCAATATATAATCCGCAAACTATTGTAGAAAATAGATCTGATTACGGAAAGCTAGAGTTTTTTAGTATATATTGTAGAGAGCAAGACGCAATTAGAGAAGACCCATGAACGACGAAACAAGAACAATACTAGATAAAGTAAGTGAAGATATTCTTAGAAAAGAACATCTTTATAAAATTCTTGTTGTTAATAACGATGAGGTTATTAGCACTTACGAAGTTCAAACACAAATTAATAACATTTATAATTTAGACACTTCAGCTTTTCTTCCAAACGAAGATCCAATGAGTTTAGACAAGTTTATAACTTTGACTTCTAATATCATTGCAAGCGCACAAGATGCTGAAAGTGTTGAAAAAGAAAATTTAATCGTACTAACAGAAGAATATCCGCCAGACGAATTTCATAATATTGGCAATGGTAATGAAGTTATAGCTTACAAACTGATAAAGAGAGAGCCCGCCAATATGAATCGTAAGGCAAGTGGTAGACCCCAAAGAACATTTTCACATTCATATGATTTACTAAACCCTAATTATCCTAATAAAACAATAGTTGTAGAATCACGACCGGTAGATCATATAATAGAACTTGCTTGCTGGGCAAAATCTAACAAGATTGCAAATAAAAGAGCCATCTGGTTAGAGAAATTATTAATAAACAATTCTTGGCAATATCAAACTAATGGAATTGAAAGATTTCATTGGGAAGGTAGAGGCACAGATACATACACAACAACAGGTGAACAAAGATTATTTTACAGGCCTCTTCGTTTCTTTGTAAGATTCAGAGAGTTTGAGGCCAAATTAAATTCAGTTATACAAAACATTGAAATTATTAACGGAGGAAATTACAATGGCTAATCCTTATAGTGGTCAAATTTTTTCAGAATTAGTTTCTGGAAACTTATTTCAAGCAGACCAAATTACCGGTCCTTTTATCTGTATCGTAGGTACAGCAAGTTCAGGACCATCTTACACTCTTAAAAGAATTTCTTCAGCTCAAGAAGCAGCTACATTGTTTGAAGAAGATGGAGACACTGATACTCCTTTTCTTCGAGACATTGCTTTAGCTCTTCAAGAAGGTGGAGAAGCTATTACACTTTATGCAATGAGAATTGGTGGAACTCAAGGCAGCTTGCTTTTTACTCAATCTGCAAGCACAGCTACTTTAAAAATTACACCTCAATACGAAGACGCAGAAGCGTTTGAAAAATACAAAATTGCTTTAATGGAATCAACACTTACTGCTGGTACTCAAAGAATACTTATTTATGATGATGATTTAGATGCAGTTATTTTTGATAGTGATCTTATTATTGTTCCTGATTTAGGTTTAGTAAAAGTTGAACTTAGCGAAAGTTGGGATGGTCACTATGAGTTTGGATTGGATACTAACAGTCAGCCAGATTTCGAAGGAACTGCTCCTACTTTAGCAGAGCTTCATAGTACTCCATCAAATTACTTTAATGCTACAAATCACAGCGGTACAGATACTGCAGCTCTAACTACAAAAGTAGATCCAACTGACGGAAAGAACCTTTCTAAACCTGCTCAATATGCTTGCTTAGAAAAAGCTTACGGACTTATATCTACTAGATACATGGACTTTATTGTTCCTTCTGGTGTTTATTTTGATGCGCCAAACATTACTGACACTACAGATGGTAGAGATATTTCACAAGCAAATGCTTCTCAAAAAGTTTTTACTTCAGCAAATATTGACTGGTCAGATGCAACTGCAATCGAAGGAGATTCTACAAAAGATCTTCTTGGGTACTTGTGGCAATATAAATATAAAGGTACTAAATATTCTTTCATGACTCATGCTGCAGATCTTTTTACTGGTACTGCTAGTGGAACTGCTTATATCAATCAAAATTCTTCAGATGTTGTATCTACAGAACTAGAAGTACTTGATACGGATCTTAAAACTTTACTTGATGCGTTACACGCTGCTATTAGCGGTGTTTCAACAAACCAAGCTGATGTGGCTGCAGAGCTTACTAATTTTGATACAACCAATTCAGCTACATATGGAACTCTCTTTGCAGACGTATCTACTGTTAGTGGCGCAGTAAGTCTTAGTGCTGCACAAACAGCAGCCTATACTCTTGTTAATGCAATTAGACTTAATGTAGGTTTAGAAATTACTTTGGCGGCTAGAGCTAAGTTTCTTACTTTTGAAGATGCTAATGGAGAATATCATAAAGTAAAAAATCTTAAAATTCTTGTTAAGCAATCTGCTACAGACGAAGATGGAGCCTCACTTAGTACTGGTACTGCTGAATTAGGCGATCTTGAAGCAACTGAATGGAATTCTGCAACCGGTTTGTTGACTGTTCAAGTTTTATTTAATAGTACTGAAGCAGCAGCAGTTAATGGTACATCCGTGCCTGTTGGAGACGTAACTTTAGGTACTATTAAAACAGCTTTGGAAGCTTCTGACTATATTGATAGCGTAGCTTACACTGCTGCTAGTGCCCAAGTTGGAGTCACTTATACTGACGCTGATCTTGTTTATCCAACAATTGGAGTTGGTGGCTCAGATGTAGACACTAACTCTGGAGATATTGCAGTTGGTCAGTTCTGGTTAACTCATGAAGAACTTACAGGAGAAGAAATTCCTTCTCGAGTTTGGTCTAAATTAATAGATGAAGGAAGTAATACTCAATTGAGAGAAATTAACTTTGCTCATCAATTAGCTCAGTTCTGCTACTATGCTTCTAGCTCTTACCATATGTGTTTAGGTTTCATTTCATTTAGTAAGCCAGATTCTTTCAATAAGATCGATCTTGCAAACTTTATGGGAGCGTTGCCTGAATATCAAGGTTGGGGTGGAAAACTTACAGACGAAGCAATTAAATCAGTAGGTGAAGGAATCCTTGGGAACAAGTTTCTCGGAGGTTCAATCGGTTACAGAGGGAATGAGCTTAAAGGTGGATCTGCATCTCAAGGTTATGCTTTTGGTGGACTTGTTTGCACTAAAGGACTTTCTCTTCCTAACAAAGAGCCTTATGGAATCGCTCAAGGTGATGAAAAGAAAGATGTAAATAAATTCCCAGTTGATATTGGTAGACACATTGTAGTTTCTGCTTCTTGGCCAATTTGCTCTTTCAGTTTAAGCGGAACTACTATTGCTGCTAGACATTCTATTCCTGCTTTGCTTGCTGCTAAAGTATTTGTGACTCCTGTCAATCAAGAACCTTTTGGAGAAGTAAATGGTGCGGTTAGAGCTAATGTTCTTCTTAGCGATGCTGAACAACAATTAGTTGCTGACGGATATGCTGGAGATTGTAGAATTGCTAGAATTACAATGCTTGATTCTGCTGCTATTGGTGGAAGCAATTACATTACTAGTATTTCAACTGCTGCTCATTGGAAAGATGATTATAAAAGAATTTCTACTATTCGATGTGTAAATCGAGTTGTAAATGGATTGAGAAATCTTGCAAAAAGATATATTGGTTCTTCTTTTAGCTCTGCTATGATTACTTCTCTTCAATCAGCAATTAATGGTTATTTGAAATCTGAACAAGATGTAGGAGTTCACCAAGGTGCAATCGCTACTCTTTCTTACACAAGAGCAGATCGAATTAATGGAAATCTTAAAATTACATTGAAAATGGTTCCGCCATTTGCTTTGGAAACAATTACTATCACAACTTCTGTTGCCGCAGATGCTAGTGAATTATAACAACAAAATAAGGAGATAAAACAATGGCTTCAAGTTTAGACTTATCAAGAACTTATACTAGTTTTTCTGGTGTAGATATTAAAGTTGTGATTGATGGAAATGTTGCTGGTACTATGCAGGCGGTTTCTTATGCAATTCAACGTGAAAAAGCACCCATTTATGTTATGGGTAAAGTAGACCCTCTTTCCTTTTCGAGAGGAAAGAGAGGTATTGCAGGAACAATGATTTCAATCATGTTAGATCAACATATGATTTGGCGTGAACCTTGGGCAACTGGTGCAAATGTAGTCCTAGACAAAGATGAAATTATTCCGAGCGAATGGGACATGTCACTCGGTTTAGATCAAAGTATTGATAAATTTGCTGGAATACAAGCTGCGAATGGCTCAGCGCCTCCAGGAATAGATGATGCTTTAACAGGAAGTTTGTCTGATGGTTGGGAAGCACGCGGAGCTAATTATGTTGATCAAATTGCTCCATTTGATATTTCAATTATTGCAGTAAATGAATATGGTAAAGCTGCTATGATGCGAATTTATGGATGTGAAATCCTTAATGAAGGGTCTGGTTTTTCTATTGACGATATTGTTATTGAAAATCAAATGACTTACATTTGTAGAACTATTCTTCCATGGAAATCTATGGGCGGATGGAAAACAGATGGCAGTACTATTAACGGTCCTTATGGTGTGGGAACTGCATCTAATAATGGAACTAGTTATGATCAAGGTACTTCATAATAAATCTTAAAAAATTTAGTTTATAAAAAGCTGCCCCTTTGTTGGGGCAGCCCATTTATTTTTATTGAGAATGTATGTCTTCAACTACTTTAAAGCATAGATACTCTTTTTCTGGTTCAGATACTAAAGCTTACGCTTATTATAGGCAAAGTGATAACAATGGAAAGATGTATCATCTTGAAGCAATGCACACTTTGTCTTGTTCAGTTTTCGAAGCAAAAGGAAGAGTGCGCTCACTTGGTTTCAAATCAATTAGAGGTTTCACTAGGGCGGTTCGAGAAATATCTGGAACTATGATCATGCTAGTTATTGAAGATCATCCTTTAGCGCCTTTAATGAAAGCAAATCCTTTTAAAGGATCAAATAGATATGGCGGCGATAAAAGAAGCTGGTCTATAGACGCCAGAGAAACTGCTCTTGGATCTACCTCATTCACTAGATACGGTCCACAAAGTGATGATTTTATGGAAACAGATTATACTAGAATTCCAACAACATTGCCTCCTTTTAATATTTTTGTAACTTTTCAAAGTGAAATTCCGATTGGAAGTGAAGTCAGAAATTTAAGTTCAACAGTAGTGGGACACCAAACTCGCGAAGACGGAACGATAATACAAAAAAGTCGAGAAACAGTTTTAAACAAAACAAAATACAGACGTGGAGGATTTGAAATTCAAGATGTAGAAATTCTTGGAGAAGGAATAGTTACTTCTGTAAACGATATGGTTACTGAAATTCAGTATCAATTTGTTGCTAGAGATTATAAAGAATTTTCTTTAGAAGAAGCTAGAAGCTATATTGAGAAGTTAGAAAGAATAAAATTTGAAAATGTTCAAAAAAGCCATGAGCAGGAATTGTATTTGAATCTTTCAAATTTAGTAAATCCACCAAGTATAGTAATAGGAAAAGATGGAACTATTAATCTTACAAATGTTGTCAGAAACAGCTCAGCATCTCCTGCCGCTAAGCAGCTTTTAGGAAATCCTAATATGATGAGTAGGGCTGATGGAAGTAATTCTCAAAAAACAAAAGAACAAGAAGCTGTAAATTACATTTTGGAGCAAAAAAGATTGAATGATGAGAAAAAAGCAGCATTTGTTAAAAGTACTTATTATGCTACTATTTCTGCAAGTTCATTGGCTAAGACTTTTTCAAAACAAGAAGCATCTGGAGAAAGCACTTTGTATAAAGTTTATGGCCCTACAAACAGGAATGGACAAACATCTCCTGGACATGATTACTATGGAGAAAAGATACCAGGAACAAATGCGGATATAGAGTATTATACTGTTCATCCTCCAAAGTTTGAAAACGGTGAGTATACATTCAAAGTAGATTTTTCCAATAAATCAGGGTCGCATACTCATGAAAGAATTATTAAAAATGCAACAGGTCAGATCAGTTATGCTGATTTTTTACAGTAGGAAATTATGAGTAATAGTAGTTTTTATGGATATAGTTATTTTTCCGGCGCTAACTGTTTTGTTAAAATAAATGGAATGCCTGCTTTGGAAATGGCAGGAATATCTTATCAAGTTCAAGAAAGTACTCAACCTATTTATGGGTATTCTTCTAGAATTTTTGATGCAGTAGCTATAGGACAAAAAATAGTTAGAGGTAATTTTGTAATTAATTTTATTTCTCCAAATTATTTAGCCAGAATGATTGATGTAAGTAGAGCTAAAATAAATGCTGAAGCTATTGCTGCTCGCTATACCAAGTACAGTGGCGAAGAAATAGATCGTCTTGTTTCTGCTGATAAGAATACTGAACTTATTGGTTTAGAAAAAAAGTTTTTAAATGATTCTTATAGGGATTACAAGATTTACGAAATAGAAAGAGCAGCAGAAATGAAAGGTTTTAATGAAGTTGCACAAAAAGCTCGCAACTTGATTGATGGATCTTATGATAATACAAAAAGTTTATTGACTGTTAAATCGTTACAAGAAGAAGTCTACGATGATAAAATAAATGAGATTATGAGTAGATATAGTGACAGATTGAGCGATGAAGAAATGAATGAGTATATTGATACTTATATTGGAAGAGGTCTATCCTATACTATTAATCCGATGTACAATGAGCTGGAAGAAAGATTGTTGAAAGTCAATCAAAGTGAAGCCCAAATGGTTGTTGATACTTTTCTTAAAGAAAAAAGAAAAGAAATAAGCGCGAGATATCAAGAAGACTATTTGAATCAAAGATATAATGAAGTGAATACAGCTGAAGTAGCGTTTTTAAAAGAATTAGAAATAATTGAAACAGAGTTAAAATATGAAGAAAGAATTCGAGCTTCAGAAGGAATGAGAATGAACCAGGCTAGAGGTAATGCTCTTAGTGCTGCTTACGATATAGCAGAATCAAATATAGAATATGATATTACAGTTGAAACTGCAGAAGAAGCTATTGAATACTATGAAAGTAATTTGAAAGCCTATAGACAATCATTGGAAGATGAAAATAAAAGTATCGTTGAGAAAGAAATAGAAACTAGAAGAAATTATGAAATAATTATAGAAAAATTAAAAGCAGCAAAAACTATTAGTAGCAAAAAAGCAATAGAAGCCCAATTGAAAGCTTTAGAAGATGCTACAAATAGTTATTATACAAATCAAGAACAAAGCAATTTAGTAGGATTAAGTAGAATCAATGATATTGGTCTTTTAGGGCCATTTAATATTGACATTCAGTTTGCAGAAGAATATACTATAACAATAGTAGACGCTTTTCTAACATCAAGAGGAAGTATGATACAAATAGACGAGAATGCTATAGTTGAAGAATATAGTTTTTTTGCTAGAGATATTAAGTATACTTAAGGAGTATAAATGCAAACCGTAGATGGTAAAATTAAACTAGGATCAGATCTAAACGATAATCAATTAAAAGCTTTGCAAAAAGCTTCTTTAACTGGAAGCGAGATACTAGATAATATGGATAATTTAAATCAAGAAATTGGTGAAACCACAGGGCAAGAAATGCCCAAAGCCAAGGTACCAAAAAATATTAAAAAAATAAAAAAGGCACAAACAACTATGACACTTGATCAAGAACTTGAAGAAATGAATAAGAAACTTGATGCTAAAATGAAAGCTCAAGAAAAAGAAATGGCAGTGGAAGAAGAAGAAGAAATTTTAGAAGAGCCAGAATCTCAAGGTTCTATTAAAGATCAAGTCATGGACTTATTGAAAAAAAGTCATGGAGCTCCTAGTGAAGCTCAAATTGCACAATGGAAAGCTCAGCATGGTCAGAATGGAGTTTATGCTATTGGTATGGGTGAAGGTGATGTTTATGTCTTTACTCATTTGAAACGTGGGCAATGGAAAAAAATTCAAGAGATCATGAGCAAGATGCAAGCTTCCGATGATTCTTTCGACGCAGAAGATGAAATGAAAAAGAAAGTAGTGCAATATTGTGTATTGTGGCCAAATCCTCTTCCACTGGAATTCTTTTACAATTCGCGAGCAGGTGTACTTGATGCAATTTATCAAAGTATTTTGTTGAATTCATACTTCTTGTCACCACAACAAACAATGATGCTTACTACTCAGCTCTAATATGATTGATGAAATTCTTGAAGCTAAAGGAAACATTTATCAAACGATTATGCCTGAAGAAGGCATATCGTTTAGGTATAGGCTTCTTACGCTTAAAGAATACAAAGTCCATAGACTTTTAATAGATAATCAAATATTAAACCAAGAAGATTGCTTCATGAAAGTGTTCGAAAGATGCTTTCTTGGGCAGTCTTTTTTATTATCTGATAATTTACCTGCTGGTATACTTATTAGTATCGGCAGATTAATTATGTGGATGTCTGGAGATTCAGATGCCCAAACATTGATTCAAGACATAGATAGACATAGAGCTATGAACCCTACAGAGAGTGTATATGCTTATATGCAAGCTGCTATTTTAACAGCAATGCCTTCTTACACCATAGAAGAACTTGAAGATTGGGACAGAGAAAAGTTATTAAAGATTTTTACTATTGCTGAAAATGTTTTAGAAAAACAAAGGGAAGGATACAGTAGGCTGACTCTTGAAATTAAGGAACCTGGAAAAAGAGAAAAGCCTGCTCATGGAATTGATTTCGAAAAAGAAAATAGAGTTATAAGAAAACATCAAAATCCTTTCGATTTAGAAGAAGCGCAAAGTAAACTAGATAAGGAGCAATTGCAAAAGCTTGAAAGAATGAGGAGATAAAAATGCCAACTAGTATGATTCCAGCAACAAGCGAATTTTGGAGTTCAGATCCAGTATATCAGCAAACATCTCCTATAGAAAAGGTAGCCGGCTTAGGAATGAATATAGGTCTTCTTGGTGGAGGTTTATATTTAGCTAAAAATATAAGAATTGGAGAAAAGCAAGAAAGAACACTTTTGGATCATGTTCAGAATGTAGTTAGAAGAACTGGATATGCTTCTCCTTTTTCCTTATTAAACACTTTTAGAAGTGCAGAGTTTCTTTCTCCTTTTGTAACCACTGGCTCGCTCCAGTTAGGATTGCAAAATTCAGTAATCGATCCTGCTAAAAAAGTAGTTCAATATAAATATGAAAATAGATTTTTAGCAGAAAGAACTACAAGAGAAGGATTGCTAAGGGGTTTTCCTGAGCTAGAAGCATTAGGAAAACAATCTGCAACTTACGATTTAGGTTTCAATCATTCTAATTTAGAATTAATTTTTGAATCAGATCCTAAAACTAATGCTGGTTCTTTATATATAAATAATTTAAAAAGCAGCGATGCGCCTCAGTTAGTTTCAGACAAAGTTTCTTTAATGGAACAAAGATCTACTGAAATAACTGCAGAAGGTATTCAGCCTAAATCTAAAATAAATCCTGCTCAAAAAGCAATACTTCAAGCTCAAGGCTACATAGACGATTTAGAAATTAGAGCTACTGGAGAGGGTACAACTGCTGATAGCTTATTAGAAAAGTTTGGGACTGCAAGAGACATTGAAGGCAATGTAGAAAAGAAAAGATTCAGCTTTATTAAAACTCCAGGATTAGATAAAGATGGATTGACTTTTACAAGAGCATTTCCTGCTTATGGGATGGAAAGAATCAAAAGACTTTTGGGGGGAGTTTTTGATCAGGTTCCAGTTTTTGGAAAAGCAGCAGAAAAGTTTGACAAGGTGTATGGTCTTGGAGAAATCAGATCAGGCACTGCTTCTAAAATGTTTGCTCGATATGGGATTAGAGCTGCAGCCTTAGGAGCTACAGCTTTAGGAATCGAACAGTTAGATTATTATCGAAGAAACTTAGGTTTGCCTGGAGATGTTGGTGTTTCAGGTATATTTGCTTTAGCGGGAGCGGGAGCAGCTAAAAAAGCTTTTTCTAGCCTGACTGCTCCAAAGGCAGGAGCGCTAGGAGTTGGTTTATTTGCAGCACAGATGGTGCTGCCGGGTTTCGAGCAAGGCTTTATGCCTGGAATAGCTACGACTGCAGTAAACTTAGATGTAGCAACAACTGCTTTAGGCGAATTGACTTTTATGAACTCTTACAGGAGAACAGTTGAAGGATTGCTTCCTGGTTTTAGTAGTTTTGAAATGAGTATTTTTGCTGGAGCAACTTTAGCAGGAGTTTCTGGAATGGGTTCGGATCCTATTTCAGCAAAGATATTCAGAAGATTAAACAATGATCAAAAAAGAAAGCTTTTTGGAGATAAGACTAATTTAGTTGCAGATACAGAAGTTCCATTTAGTAGAAAAAGATTTCAGCAAATTGGCTTCCATAATATGACGGAAGGAAAATTTCTAACAGAAGCTGCACAAGATTTATTTGGCGATAGCTTTTCAAATGTAAAGTATTCTATCAGTCCAGAAGTTCAAGCTCCTAAATTTGCTGATAATAGAAATGTTTACAATAACTTTTTCAGTACGGCTAAATCTATTGGTGGTGCTGACGCAATAGATGTTTTAGAAAAAGAACTCTTTGAACAGTACAATGCCGCTCTAGAAAAAAGACAACAAGTATACAGCGTAGAGAATCCTTTAAATACTAGCTATTATCGAAGGGTAGATGAAATAGAAAGAGCTGCGGCTGAGTCTGGTAAAGTTAGAACCGTTTTTGAAAGTATTAAAAATAAGCTAACTCATGCTTTCTTTGGAGCATCTTTTGAAGGTAGTCAAGTAATAGATGATGCTATGACTAGTGGCAGGAAAAATCTTTTAAAAAGATTTCCTGCTTTATTCCTTGCTGGAGCGTTAGGTCACAGTTTAGTTTCAGGTAGCTTGCTTGGCAGTATGCAAACTGCTGATGAAAAAGCAGCTATATATTCAGGTAAAGAGTTAGTAGCAGTAAAAAGAGGTCGTTGGTGGGAAGGTGGAGGTACGCCATTTGCTGGTAGAGACACAATGTACTACCGGCCCCATGCTTACGTTCAATACATGAATAGGGTCGATGAAGTTGGAGTATGGGGTCCAGATGAAGACGACATCTCTCCTATTGGAAAGTTTATTCTTAAAAACTTCACTTATGAAATGGAGAAAAGAAATTATTACAATAGGCCTTTTCCAGTAACAGCTGGAGCTTTTGAAGATATACCTGTTATTGGGAATATATTAGCAGCTACCGTAGGTCAGTTAATTAAACCAACAAGACTGATGCATGTAAATGATTTTATGAGAGTTGGGCCAGACGGAAACGTAGAATACAAAACTCAAAATGAAATAGATAGACCTGCTTACAATTTAGGTGGAAGTTCACATGGAGCTCCAGTTAGCCCTTTTGAAACAGGAAAAGTTTTAACAAATCTACAGTATCAATTTAGAGAATTAGAAGGTCTTACTGGTTGGGCAAAAAATATGTTTCAGAAGGCTTCAACTGGTGCAGAAACATTTGGACTTGATGCTCCAGTTATGCAGTCTGCTAATGCCATGGCGTCTTTAAATCAAAAGTTTTGGGACATGGAGCTCGGTGGCGGTCTTTTACTTTCCGAACCAATTAGACGTTTTCTTCCAAAAGACAGATCACAAATAGTCAACTACAATCCAATTCAAAATCAAATGCCCTCTTGGTTGCCTGAAAGATTCCATTATGGAGATCCTTACTCTAAAGTAAAATCTGGAACCGTAAGAATGCCCGGAGAAAGTTATGCTAGTTTACATCCAGAACTTAAAGGCGTAGATCCTGAAAAATATCCAGACATTTATAAATATAAAATATTAGCTGATGTTGCTCCCACTTCAAAAGAGTTTAGGCAAGTAAGAGAATCAATGTATAAAAGACGTGCGCAAGGCACTCTTTCCAATAAAGAAATTCAGTTAATAGATCAAGCAGATAAGCTTTTAAATGAAAAAATAAGTTATCAGAATTTCAATGTAGATCCAAATGCTTACAATATACCTGTAGCCTCTGCAGTTAGTAGAACTCTATATGGCGGTGGAATAGATATATTGAAAGATACTATAGCTCCTATAGAGTATATGATTCCAATGGGTTTTAGACCCACTCAGAAGCTCATAAACTACAGCAACCCAATCGATCAATACGAATACCAAAGACTGTATGGAACTATGTTTTCATTCTGGGACAAACCAATTAGAGATTGGTTTAGGCCAGCTTTTTATTCAGCTGCTCATGCTATGGGTTACGATGGAACTCCTCAGTATAGAGAAAATGCTAATTCAGTAAACGAATATTTTGATAAACTACAGTTCTATAAAGAGATGCAGTTGGCTCAAAATGCAGAAAATACATATCAAAAGAATTTACATTTAAGAAATGCAGGAAGAACTAGATATGGTATAAATCCAAATGCAAATGCAATGGCGATTTATCAAAGTTTACCTGAAGGGGAAAAAGAATTTTTTGACTCTTTTGCGGCTGCAACTGGCGGAGATAGAAAGAAAATACTTTCAATGATGCCTGAAGACCAAGTTAATCTTTATCAAAACATTTACAGTAGAATAGATTCTGGAGACAGAAGTCTTTATCCTGGTGGAAATACAAAAGTAGACGAACAATACTTAGCTCAAAAGTTTTACGAATTGGATGAATATTTTCAAGACAAAGCCCTGCCAGAACAAGATTGGATTGGATGGCATGAAGATGCTAATTTAGATGATATTAAAGTTAGATATGTAGAAGATTTAGGAATGGATCTTTACGATGTAGATATGTATAACAGCAAGTTGAGAGCTCAAAAAAGAAGAGGTTATCTTGAAGGTGCAGAGCAAGCTTTAATGCAAGGTCAAAGTGTTCCAGGGATAAGCTCAATACAGAACTATATTAGAAATGCTGTAAATTTAGAAGATCAAAGATATTCTGCTATAACTAATGTAAATATAATGTCATTTGGTGAACAAAATAGAAGTTATTTTGAAGTTAACGATGACAGAAGATATGAAATGATAAGGATGATGCAAAATGGCTACGAATAAATTCCCATTAATTTATAACGCTTACGATGAAAATCAAAGAGAAAACTACACTACTAGCAACCCCTTAGGTCTTGCTAAGAGTATTGGTGGAGTTGCTGCAATTGGTGCACCTATTCTTGCAGCAGGTATGAGTATAAATAAAAGAATGGCTTCAAACGAATTCAAAACTATTGCTGGTTTAAAATCAAATGCCTTAAATGATGCTTCTGCAAAAGTAGGAGATTCTTTACGTCATGCTCAAAACGCTCAGAACAAACTAAGACAAATTAAGCAAGAAGAATTTAAAAAAAGAATGTTTGATGGAAGATTGGTTGATGAAATTGGAGAAGCAAGTGAAAAGGGAAGAAGAGCTATTCTTAATGGTTTGCTTGAAGCTTTAAATGAAACAAATATAGATGCAGAAGGCGCTGGAGTTTTTAAGCAAAGAATTCAAAATTTAGTTCAATCTGAATTTGTGGAAATTGATGCACAAAACAAACAATTACTTAAAGAGACTTTTAGTACTTTGAAAAATTCAAATCCTGATCTTTTTGGGAGAATGAAAAGTAATGTTAATTTTTATAAAAATGTTCAAGATAGTTTGGCTGCTCCGCTTCAGTTTTCTGGACAGTTAGGAAATGCTGGTTTTAATAAAGCAGATATGAAAAACTTTGGCGCGGTTGCAAACAACAGGATGGCAAAAATTAGAGATGTATTTGCAGAAACTAATTTAAAAGTAGAAAGCGTACTTATTAACGAAAGGCTAGGTAACATAAACGCAAATGCTTTGTACGCTAGAGTAACTGACAAAAGGGGAATGCTTACCAACTTCATACCAGTGGATATAAGCAATGTAAAGAATGCAATTGGTGCTTCAATAATAAGAATGGGACACGGACAGCAATCTTATGTAATGCCTATGGCTATTGGAAAAGGAGCGCAAGTTCAAAAAGAATATTTAAATGCAGGAAAAAGTTTTACTGCTAAAGATATTGAAAATTCTTTAAGCGGTAAAATGAAAAGCCAACCTTTTATGCATGCAGAAGATTTTATAATTCAACAGATAGAATCAATTAAAGAAAAGTCAGGAGGGGTATTTAGAAATTCAGATTTTAAAATTTTAAATGAAGATTTAAGAGGTATATCTGAGAACATAAATAGAACTTTCAGAACAGATGAATTTAGTAAAATATCTCAACAGCGAGTCAGATCCATAGGATCTTCTATAGGATTTGTTTTAGATGGACTTTCTTCAGCGGATAGAAGAGAGTTTTCTGCAAATGTTATTGCTTCTCAAGCTGACATGGGGCTTATGACTGGTCATTCTAATTTGCAAATTTCAAATATGAATAATTTCAATATGGTAAATTTAGTTATGACAGACGGAATGGAAATTAAAATGGCTAACACTTTTGCAAGTGGAGCAAAAGGATTTACTTTTAGAGGTGTTGGTCTTGAAAATACTTTCCATTTAGGTGGGATTGCCATGAGCGATATAACTCATTCAATATTACCTTTAACTGCTAGACCTAAACAGTTTTTTAATAATGATAACTTTTTTGCTAATAAAGTTGGTGCTGGAACAAATCCCTTAGACGTTAGAAAAGGAAGATCTTTGATGCTTCTTGATATGAAAGGATTAAGCAGGCTGGGTCTTTCTGAAGGGGAGGCTTATCTAAGTAAGGGTATGGTAACTAAAAAGATTTTTCCAAAAACTGTAATCGATCCACACAGTATGGGATATGCAGGGACTGACCTACTAAATGAATTAGTAAGGAGAACAAATCAAGGGCTTCCCGATTTAGTGATTGGGCAAGGTGAAGTATTTAAATATGGTAAAGAAGTAATTGGGATTGGAGATGTTAGAGGAAACACTAGTGGTCTTAAAGCAACAAAGTTTTTTAATACTGTTGGAGATTTTTTTAGAAAGTATGGAGCTGCAGGAACTGGAGCGTTACCATTAGGAAAGCTTGACAGTAAAAATGCAGAAGTTCCTTTCTTTAGAGGAATGGAAAGAGTTCAATTAGGAATAGTAGACAGGACTACTGAAACTGGAGCAGATCAATATAAAATTGTCGGTATGGCTGATCTTGTTGATGAAAGTCCTAAAATATTTGCTGAAGAAGCAAAGACAACAGTAAAAAACTTAAAAGATTCGAATGCTATAGATAGGCTTTTTAATAAGCGGTATGGAGATATTGGGTTTGGTAAATTGAATATTCAAAATATAGTTTCAAGTGGAGGAAAAGTTGGAGACATGGCTTCGACCGTAGGAGCAACAGAAGGAGCTATGCTTAAAAAAGCTCACTATTATCATGCTAGACAAATGGCTAGTGCTGCAGAAGTATTTGCAGGAAGTAGAGGTATGGATACAGAAGCTTCTGCTAGAAGTATTTTAAAGCGAGCAGAAGACATAAGACTCGAAGGAGCAAAAGCTGCTGGAGTTACTACTTTCAAAGACATTCAATCAGTAAAGCAACAGCAAAAATTATACACTAGTTCTTTTGTTCAGTCTGTAAGCGAATTCATGGGAAGTAAAGAATTTACTCAAGCTGGAGGAGCAGTAACGTCTGAAGAGCTGGGAAGAACATTTGGAGGCTTCTTTGCAACCTTTAGCGGCAAGGAGGAAAAATTTAGCTCTATGACAAGCAACGAAGTAATGAGTATTCTTAAAAAGAACGTCAAAGGAGATAGTGATTTTTTCAAAAGCGTAGATAAAGAAATTCAAAAAGGCCTGGCTGTGTCTTTGTCTAGTCTAAGACCCGGTCCAGATTTAGCAACTTATAGAGCTAACCAGGCTTCGATGGAAGCACGATTGTTCAATTTTCTAGGAATGAAGTTAACTAAAGTTGGAGGATTGAATGCAAATGAAACTTCTGATTTTTTATTTTCTTTAATGTCAAGAAAAAGTGATGCTGGAAACGAATTGATTGCTTTAAAAGAATACTTGCAGTTTCACGACTATGCTAAAAGTCAAGAATCTATCTTTGATGCCAAAATGTACAGAGATATGGAGAAAGTATCTTTGCAAGATTTTACTGCATTGAAAGATGAAAAAATGGATGAATTTTTAAAGTCAAGGAAGTCTGGTTTCTTACTTGAGTTTGGAGAAGGAACTTCAGCTTCGAAAGCTTTAAATAAAGTTTTTAAAGGCAAGGGATCTATGTATATTCCAGCTGGAGCCGAATTTATGGAAGCTATTGGTGCCTCAGGAACTGAAATGATGAAAAAAGAAGGAACCGTAAGGCTGCCTGGTGAATATAAAGCTCAGATGAGACACTTTGCTAGTAATCTTTCAGAGTTTATTAATCCTTCAGAGATGTCGATGGACCGTACCAGGAAAGCAGAAGTACATGTTAGAAATTTTGAAAAGAAGATGGCTGAAATATCTTCTTCAAGTTTTATTAATGTTATGAAAGGAAAAATGAAAGGATCTGCTTCTTTAAGATCTGCTGGTATTACTTTAGACCCATTGGAACCTATGAGCGGTGATAAAACTGGTGCTTACTATGGAGCAAGTACTGCAAAAGAAATTGCAAGAAGAGGTACTGATGTAGCTAGTGATATTAAACCGAGTTTAGATTTAACTAAAGCAGAAAGAACAAAAATGAATAAAATTGCAAGTATAGCTATGGGAAAAAGAGGAGGAGGCCAAGTAGCATTTGTTGAAACACAAGGCTTTCTTGCAACTATGAATGATTTTATGGAAGGTGCTAAGACTGAATATCTTGCTGATGATATGGATGAAGCCAGCGGTAAAAAATTTAAATCTCTCAAAGGTAAGCAAAGGTATGCATTGAGAAAAGCTAAAGAAGATGCTGCTAAAAAATTTGAATCATTCTTTTTAGGTTCCTATGAAAGTTATGCTAAAAATAAATACACTGAAAGCTTAACAGGAATTGTTTCGCGGCATCCAATTTTATCAAGTGGACATGTTCAAACAAGTACTCTTTTGAGATTTACTCCTGAAACTATGGGAGATGTAAATGATAAATATATTCAAAACTTAATGCAAAGTGGTGGGGATGATTTTCATGGTACTGGAGGAATCATGGATCGACTCCAAAAAGCTTTCAAAGATGATAACATTCTTTTAAATAAAAAAGGATATTTTAGTTTTGAAAAAATTGCAAATATAGCTGCAAAAGGTTTAAATAAAGAACAAAAAGCTGCCCTAAAAGGGACTTCTCAAGAGCGTAAAGGTTTATTTACTTATATGGCTGAAAATATAGGCCGCTTTCAAGAAGGAGAAGGTGCTGGTAGAATATTCTTCCCAGATATGGAAATAGATGTTCACTACGGTCAAGATAAAGTAAAACGAATTAATCTTTCTTTAGCTTCCGCTGCTATTGGTGATATGGATGGTGACTTGTTTCAATTAATTATGCCATCTCAAAGAGCAGCCAAAACTTTAAATGAAAGACTAATGAATAAAGCAAGTCAAGAAGTGATGGCAGATGAAATGCTATATAGATCTAGTTTGAGATTGCTTTTTGATGAAGCTGGAACGGGTATAAATAATTTAGCTGCTAGTTTAGGCGGCGCGTCTGATCTTCCTAAGAATTTTTTAAAAGATGTGGCTATGAAAGAAATCATAGGAAAAGACGTAGGAAGAATTGATGTCGCTTTAGATAGAATTAGAATGGGAATGGTAAATATGGACTTCAGTAAAGAGCAATTGAGAAGTGTTCAGACCGGGCTTTCTATACTTACTGTCCTTGAAGAAGTTGGTACTATTAAAGGTAAAAAGCTTCCAATTGCAGTTGAACTTGGCAAATACATTACTGAAGCTGCCAATATTGCAGTAAATGAAGGTGATGTATCTAAGCTAAGAAATATTACTACGAATTTTGCATACAAAGGTGTAGACTTGCAAGAGCTGTTAAATCCAAAAGGATTAGACTTAAGTGGACTTGCTGATAAAGGCACAAGAAATGCTATTGAAAATGCCTATAAAAGTATGGGGAATTCTTTAGGAGACTTAGAGGAAGTATTTGAAATGATTGGGAAGGGAGCAACTTATTCTAAAAATATTGGAGCAGACTATGCTAAAACTAAAGGAGGTTTTCAAAGAGCTGCTAGTAATCAAAGAGAATCAAGAATAAACTTGCAGGGGTACTTAGCTGCAGCAAATGAAAATAATATTGCTAGAATGGCTGGACGAGGGCAAGACGATGTTTTCAGAGAAACAGCAAGAGTAATTGAACAAACTCAAGGCGCAATACAAAGATTAAGAAATGTTGCAGATAAAAGAATGCTTGGTCCAGCAATCGCAGGAATTGCAGGCGCACTTGGTCTTGCAGGGATACTTGGTTCCAGTGGTTCAAATCCAGAGCCACTACTTATGCCGGGAGAAGTTACAGATGGAGCTCTTGGTGAAAAAATTGCAGCAGGGCAATTATTTGATATGAGAGGTGCATCAATGGATCATTCGAATTATATTGCTGATAATACTATGAATGAAAGACCAATTTTAACTGGAGAAACTAGAGTAAATAGGAATTCAGGGTATATAATAAATGGAGAACTTCCTAATAGTTCTGCAATGCATAGAGTTCAAGAAATAATGAACTCTATTGGCGGGACATCTAATTTTGTAGTGAATGACACTAGAGGTCCTATTAGTATGAATTTTGTAAGTAAATATATGGGTGAATAATGGATGATCGTTTTAAGAATATAATTCCAAGGAAAGATAAATACGGAGAAACTGTACCGGGAGCTTTAGGAGAGTGGCATTTAAACAATAAATCAAATATAGATCCTAATGCTATTTTTATTATCAATGATATGGAATTAATTATTCCACCAACTCAGATAGTTGTTAAAAAGGAAAATTTAAGTTGGTCATGGAAAACATTAAGATCTGCAGTATCTACTAAAATAGCTAGTGGAAACGGAATTAACTATGTTGGTTTGACTATTGTTTTTACTCCAGATTTGCTTTTACATTTGCATAGGTTGATAACTCAATTTAGACATTCTCCTTTTTGCTATATTGAAAATAGTTTTTTGCGTCACTCTTTGGTGCCTCATTGGTCGACTTGGCAAAACATGGCTTTTACTATGACAAGTTTAAATGTTTCAAATATGCCAGGGTATCCTGGTAGCTTTGTAGTTCAGCTGGAATTGAGAATGTTTGAATACAGAGCTTACACACCAAATTTTTTATATAAAGATGAATGGAAAACTAAGCCTGTCAGAGTATCTGCTCCCTCAAATACAGAAGGAGCTGGATATCTAGAAGAGCACTATGCAGTAATGACTATAGATACTGTGCAAGGTGCTGGTTACTATAAAGCTCCAACTGTAATAAACTATAAAACAGAAGGAGATTTTGTAGATAGCTACTCTCAAGTAACAGAAGAAACTAGAAAAAAGGAACGAATAAGTTTATACGATTTAGCTGCTGTTCATGCGGGCACTGTTTTTGACATGCTACCCTTACCTGATATGATGCAAAATTCTAGGCCCGTACCTCCTTTTCTTTCTAATATTTACATTAGATATATAAACGATCTTCAATTCAGAGCACTTTATGCAAATTTTGCAATTGATGTTTATTCAATTTATGAAAGTAATAGTAGTATTGAAAAGTTTAACTATTTAACAATTGGTGAACCTTATGGAGAAAATTTAGAAAAATCTGTTCCTAATTTAAATAGAACAACAAAAGTCTATGGACTTCAAAGTGGAGCAGTTCCTAAAATAGTTAGAAATGAAATTATAAAAAGAATGCTTGGTGCGACTGAAAATTTTAGAATTTATTTTGATCAATATAAATACTATGAAGAAAATCAAATAATTCAAGAAATAAAATACAAATTAAAAAAGATAGCAACTGCAAGAGTGCTAGAAGCTAATCCAAGAAGCAATGAGCCTTTTGGTACTAGTACTACTTTTAATGCAGATGCAGGATACCCTAGCGTGCCAGGTGAAGCTGTTGATTTAGAGCAAGTTGATTACGGAAATTTTAAAGATTCTTATAACGCTTATATAAAATCAAAAAAACAAAATTATTCTAGCTTTCCAATGAATACTGCAAATCCAGCTCTAGGAAAAAGCTGTCCAACTGATGAAAATTTATATTTTTTTCCACCTGTAAAACAAGGAAAGATTACTTCTCCTTTTGGTATGAGAGACAGAAGGGATATTAATAAAAAAGCTGGTACTGATAAGCCGGACTTTTCACTCCATTCAGGAATAGATATAGTAAGTAAAATTCCAGAAGAAGCAGAAGCAAATAGAACTAGAAGATCAAATACAATTGTAGATCCTTCAGACAAATCTAAAATGAAAAGAATTGGAGGGTTAACACCAATTTATGCTCCTGAAGATGGAGTGCTAAGAGTAAATAAATCAAGTCGACAAAGTAGCAGTATGACTCTTTTTATTAAAAAAGATGCTCCTTTTCCTGGTAGCAATGGGAAGCCAGGGAAAATTGTGACTAAATATTACCATCTTTGCTATCCTGGAGACTGGGATACTGGATATTTAAAAGGATTAATAAGCGCTCGAGGAGAAACTCAACATCTTTTTGACAGTAATGGAACTCCTAGCTGGGGAACTGATATAAAAAATAAAGAAGTTAAAAGAGGAGATATTATTGGAGTGATGGGAAATACTGGTGGCTCTACTGGACCTCATTTACATTTTGATGTTTTTGTAGATGGAGTCCCTGTTGACCCTTGGCTTTTTCTTAATGCAAAAAGTGAAGATGCTTCAACAGCTAACCCTACTCCAGAAGAAGAAAAGAAAATACTTAACGAAAAGAAAGAAGAGTCTACTCCGGATACTACTACTCTTCCAGAAAGTGCAGAAGAGACAAGAGATAAAGAAACTATTACTAGTAGTGATTTGAATGAAATTGAACTTACTAGATCTGAACTGGATGAAGTTCAGGAAAATAGTTTTTTAAGTGTTGAAGATTTAGAAAAAGTAATTAATGAAGTTACCATTACTGACAAAGATGGAAATGTAATTAAAGATGGCAAAGCTGCTTGGCAAGACCATATAGACAAATTGGCAATGCTTCAATTTGATGGTTTCTTTCCTTATTCAGAAGATTATAGAGCTGCTAATGTTTTTAAACGTACACGCGCTATGGTTTTTGATGATCCAGAGTTCAATGCAATAAATGGATTACTAAAAGAAAGTTATTCCAACCAATCCTTAAATGAAGCTTTAAGAAGCGATGGTTTAAATTTGACAGCTGCAGAAAAAGCAGCACAGTCTATTTTAAAAAGAAAAGGATTGATAGTTACTGCAGTTGGAGCTAGCATACAGCATATTGTAGCAAATATTCCTATACTTGGATTAGAATATCCCACTCATCAACATTTAGGATCTTTAGAGCCGACTTACCATATGGAATTTAATGCTTTAAGTGATGAAGTTACAAATCTTAGAATTGATGGTTTAGATGTTGAAGCGCAGTTATTCTTAGGAATGCAAACTCAATTGCAAGCTAATGCAAAAGACTTTAGACTTGTACCAGATTCGTATACATTTGTAGTTGATAGTTTTATTACAAAATTAATGGGAACTTATTCTGTTTATGATTTTTTCAAAGATGATGAGACTGGACGAGTTGAGTTGGCAAAAAAATGTATATTTTCAAATACAACTGTTTCTACTATTGAAGGCAGTCCAGGAAGACATGCTATTTTTACGCAGTTTAATGAAACAAATCCTTACAGTGGAGTAGAAGATATTAATGTTGGAAAAACTAATCAACAAAAAGTAGATCCTGCTAGAACTCAAGAAGTACTTGAAAAAATAGATAATTTAAATTTGTCTGATCACGGTAGATTAGCGTTAATGATTGCTACTTTTGGAACCGTAATGAATACTAGTACGAGTAAGGATTTTTTCAAAGAAAAAGGAATTGAAGAAAACTTTATAGAAGACGACACAAAGGAAAACTATATAGCAGGTTTTGAAATAAAAGAAGAACAATATTTTCTACCAGAGCAAGGGAACTACACAAGTGATCAAGTTATTGCAAAAATGGAAGGGCACATTCAAGCTTTTTTAAAAGAAAAAGGAATGGATGGGGGCACCTGGATGGGTTTTGGGATAGCAGGAGCCTTATCTCTTTTTGTAGCTTATAAATTCAGAGGTGCTTCGCCTGCACAAGCATTTGGGAACCTTGCTAATTCTGGAGGAACAGTTAGATCATTTGCTGCTTATGGTGCTGCTGGTACAGCAATTGCAGGTACTGGAGGGGCAATAGGTGGGGATCTTGTAGATGCTACTTTTGGCTTAGATAATCAAGCTAACAAAGTAGAACTAACTGAAAATTTAGCTGAAGAAGCTTACGAATACGTTGTAGATGCAATGGAAGGTGAAGGTTTCTCATTGGAAAGTAAACCTTTATTAGTCTCTCAAACGCCTATAGACGTAGACAGTCTTCAAATACTATTAGGAAACAACAATGATAGTACTTATTTACTTCCAGATGGAAGAATAGGGCTGGATCCTTCTGTTCTAGATGATATAGAAGGACATTTTAAGGGATATGCTAGCTCAGAAAGTAGTTCAGCAACAATACGAAATTTATCTGATACTAAACAAGAAACATTTAAAGATGGAACTCTCTTAGTGAAAGATGTCACGGATTTTTTAAATGCTTATCCGGAATATCAAAGCTTAGTATTTAAAGGAGATCCAAGCCTACAAAAAGGACGTTATGTAAATCTAGAAACTTCAGGGATGGGGATTCGAAGTATCATTCAGTATAACAAAGCAATAACAGCAATAAGGGGTATAGCCTTTCAGTTATTAGCAGAAAACTTTTTGGGCGGATTAGATCATGAAGAAATAGAAAAACAAACTTATGGAATTGTGAAGCCTACACCTTTAAGTGATGGAAGTATAATACCTCCCTCGGGTCAGTTTACTTCTTTTTTAAGATATGTATATCAATATTTAAGATTATATGTAGCTTCTGATGCTACTTATCTTAACGATAGCAGTTATATGACTAGGCACTTAGGTTACAATAAAGCTGAAATAAATGTTTTATTTGATAATTTAAGAGTAAATAATTTAAAAAATAAAGTCAAAACTATATTACCGAGAGATGGTGATCAAAATGAATTTCAGATATCAAAACTGTTTGGAAACAATTTTAATCCTGCTACAGCTATAAAACTTAATGCAGCAGTAGAAAATGCAGGACAATTTAATTGGCCCTTAGCAAAAACATTAGTTGGGCGACCTGCTGGGAGTGATGTTCTTTCTGGTCTCAGAGATATAGCAGCTTTAGATGTAGGAGGTGGAGTTGGTCAAATAGTTGATGCTGCAGGTGGAGACGGTAGAAATACTGTAGTGCAAAAGCTTGAAGAATTTTATGATGCTAGAGCAGAAATAATTAATACTTATTTAGACAGATGCATGGTTCAAGCAGGTTATGGTTTAACTGAATCTGTTATCAATAATTACTTGCCCGTATTAGGGGGATTCTTAAATTCTTTTGCAAAGTCTTCAGAACTCTCAGGATATAAAGGTTTTTATGGAATATATAAAGAAATTTTAAAGTTTATGCTTTCTCCTAGAACTGTAGATGGGCAAAGTGCTACTGCTAGATATGGGCATATGGGAGAATCGCTTATGGGAGCTGGAGAATATTTGACTGATCTTGCTTCTCCAGCTACTAATACTTTGGCATATTTACCTTTTGGAGCAGCAACTATAGCTTCTGGTGGTTATACTACGCTTGCTACAGGAAGCATAGGCGCTGGAAGTTTGACAGTTGGTGGCAGTACCATTGGGGAAGGTTTACTTGCTAGAGGAGCGGCAGCTGGAGGTGGTGCTCTTGCTAGTGGTACTGCAGGACTTATGATTGGCTACAACCTGGCAGATGATGCTTTAGACCTGAACCTTTTATACAGTCGAGATGTTACAGACTGGGCGTTTGAAGCAATTACTGGTACTAGCGCAGGAGAAAGAGGTAGAAGTAAAACTGAGCATCAAGTTTTAAATGAATATAAGGAAGATAGAAATTTAGATGTAGGATCTTATACGGCTGGTTTAACTTCAATTGTAACGGGAAATTGGTCCAGTAGTATTGAGAACGAAATAAGGACTGCAAATAGTAGTTTTATGAAATTTATTGGGAAGCCAAAAGAAGGACAAGCTTCTGGAAAGAATACTCCGGGAATGACTACTTATTACACTCAATTTAGCGATGATTTAAGAATTAAACCTGATGAGCCTTTTCTTTTAGAATTAAGAAGACTTGTAAATTCTGATATAGAAAAAAGAAAACTACAGCAAATACGAGAACAGCTTGAAGCTTTAGTCAAAAGTGCAATGAAAGATTCTGAAGTAGCATTTGCTTTGGGCTACGAAGAACCCTATAGGGATAATATTGATTTTGGAAGTAGCAAGGGGATCGAATGCTATCCTGACTTAGCTTTACCAGAGCATCCCTACTACAGAGATGATGTCGGCGGAGCATACGCTACTGGACCAGATTTTTACATGTGGAATATATATGGAGATGGACCTGGCGGACTAACCACTGAAGTTAAAAAATATTTAAATGAAACTATAGAAAATTCAGTAATGAAATCTTATGATTCTTTAAAAAGAATGAATGGCAAAGGCTTTGAAATGAAAGGCACTATGGGATTGCAATTGTCTGGTCCAAATGCTGTATCGTCGGAAATAGCTCATAAAATCAATATGCATGCTGAAGGATCTGACATGACATTTGATTATGATGAAAATGGAGAAATGGTAACTGTGTCTCCAGGTATATCTGCTTTTTATGGAGGAGAAGTTTCTGGAGATACTTTAGAATATCTCAAACAAGAAGGTCAAAAAGGCATAAGTGCTCTTGAAAAAGAAATTGAATCAGCAAAAGAACAGATTAAAACAAAAAAAGATGATGGAAGTATAACAGATGAAGATGAAGAATTATTGAATAATAAAATCAAAAAATTTGAAAATCAAATCAAATATGTTCGAGCAATGGAAAAAGGAGGGATGGATTACAAATATGTAGGAAGACTTTCTAACTGGCATGATACAGCTGCAGGAGCAGATGATTTTAATGAAAGAGAAGTTGTAGCATATGAAGAGTTATACAATAAGGCTATAAATATAGAAAGAATGTTTGGAAGTAGAGCGGGATATACTGGAAACTATTTAACAGAAGAGAATAATAGAGGCGTATTCGAAGATACGCAAGATACGGTAGTTGCTGCCAATGATCAATTCGCGCATCAGTTCGATCCAAATTCTTTAAAGAAATTAGCTAAAGATTCAACTCAAGATATTCTTTCAGAAAAGTTTTCAATGAAAAGAGCTTATCCTACCTTTAAATTATACTTTGTAGAAGAAGATGAATGGGAGAGTAGATTTACAAACTTTGATGATTTTTATTCTTTCAACGGAGTGAAGGAATTTACAATTACAAAAAATAGAGAAAATCCTGGAGATGTAGCTACTATTGTTTTGCAAAACGTTTCTGGAACTTTAGACGGAACTAAACGGAACTCTTACAAAGATATTGATTATTTTGATAAGAGAAAAAAGGGAGAAATGAAAAGTTATTATGGTGAAGATTCTGATCTAGAACCGTCAATGACTGAAACTAAAACAACTGTGAATGAAAAAGAACAACCTTTCAGTTCTATAGTTTTGAGACCAGGGTTAAATGTTCAGCTTAGATGTGGTTATTCAAATGATCCAGACATGCTAGAGGTTATGCTTTCTGGAAGAGTTACAGAAGTTTCGTGGGGTAAATCCGGAGATTTATGTGAAATTACTGTTCAATCTTTTGGAACTGAATTAACTCAATATATCAAAACAGAAGATAGAGTCTTTAATACTACTCATCAGCTTTTAGGTGCAATGATGTTGGAAAAAGAGCTTCAGCATTTTGGTAGATTTGAATTTGATAACATTGCTCAATATGGAGAGAACAAAGATGTTTCTTTAGATTTTTATGATTACTCTCAAGATTCTGATAGACAGTCTTGGTGGATTGCTAATGGTACAGTTTCTTTCTTTAAAGACTGGGC